CGGCGTGTTTTCTTTGCCGATTGAAGTGATGGGCGGCATAATTTTAACAATGCTTCCCGGCGCGATGTCGAATCTTAGTTTGCCAGATATCTCGCCGTGACGTTGACCAAGAATTGCTGACTTATACCAATGACTGGCGAAGCGGTCGTAAATGTTTAAACTTTTTCCGTCAATGTCGTCTTTAGATTTGTTTAAATACGTGTCTTCGCATTCGCGATGTGTGTCTTTCGCTTCTGGATTGGGCTGCTCCCCCTTTTGCGGCCGGGCGGCCGATCGCCCGCGGTAGTTTAAATGCTGTTCGCGCGTGTAGCCCATTGTGTACACAGGGTTGGCTAACCACGCGGGCGGGTCACGAACGAGAATGTTTCCCCAATGATGATCGTGATCTGCCGGGTCTACGGGATACATGCCGGCAGGTCGGCAGTAACCGTGAATGGCTGAAAGTTTGCCGCCCATCTGCGCCTGCGAGCCGTCTGCTTGCGGCGCCCAGTAAATAATGATGCTACTGATCATGTGCGCGCAGTTTACGTTAAAGTTCGCGTAGTTGTACTCTTCGCCTGTAATCGTAACGTACGGCGTATGTAGCCCGGGAAAAAACGGAATTGCCTGTGCGTAGTCAACACACGGCGAGATCGCGAATAAAAATGACGGCCCCAAGTCCCCGACAAGTTTGCTCCAAAAAGAGTTGTAGCCCATACCGTCCATAATCATTCGACAAAGTCCGTCGTGCGCAGACAGGCTCATATAGGCAAACGGCTCGCCTGACTCAAACCCACGAAGGTTCAGCGGTAATTTTGCTTTGTATTTTTCCGGCGCCCTACCGGGCATCCGATCTAAAGCCGCTATCGCGGCTTCGTTATTATCTTTTGGTTTACGCGCATTATCCGCGTCTTCAGCCCCGCCCGGCGGCGGGTCTGGTTCTGAGCCGTCTGGCTTTTTGCACTGCAGCCGCGGGTGCCGCATCTTGGCGATAGTGGTGAGAATTTTTTTGATGACTTTTTCCCACAAATCTTCTTCCATATTTGTGGTTGTCACAATTGTTTTGCCGCCGGGCGACGGGTATTCATTGTCAATAAGCGGGATGCCGCGCACACCAGTTCCGCCGCGCGTAACTTGGCCGCCGCTGCCGCCCGTTAAATCGCTAACAACAATGTGTGACGCAGCCTGCGTTAAGTCGTGGGGAGTGCCTTGCGACCAATCACCGTTAAGCATGGACGAGCAATTCAAGTCGTCCAGCCAGTGGATTAAATGTATGGTGTAATTGCAGTGGCTGTGGCTGCGCTGGTAACCAATGCCCGCATAATAGCCGTCAAATATCAAATAGCGGCCGTCTTTCATGCCGTTCGTGATCGGCGCCTTTAAATAACCGTCAGTTGACTTAATTTCTAGATACACCAAGCAACGATCGCGCGGCTCCAATTTCTCAATGACGTCGTGAATCGTCGCGCGTTTTTGCGTGCGCACTTCCAGTCCCGTTGGAACTTCGAGCGACGCCGATGGTATTGTGTTTAAAGGAAACGACGCCGACATCCCGACGATGTCTTCAAACTTTGTTTCTCCCCCGCGGCGATGCTTGAAAATCGCTTCTAACTTGAATTCAGTGCGGATATATGGCGGGTCTAATTGTGACGTCATCGGCCGCGTAACTCCTCGGTGCGGTAGATAAGAGCCAATACCATACCGTTTAATCTGTAAACCGGCAACGGATGGTCAAACCACAAATTTTTGAACGTCAAATAAGGTTCTTCATTTTTGAAGCCAAACAATTCGATACTGGCCGGCTCTCCAATTAGTTCTAACCCCGCTATCGCTGACGTGAGAATTGGTTCGGGGGTGGCTTTGGTTTCTACGAACCAACGCGCAATTAGCCCTGTGTCTGTTTCAGCCGCCACGCTGCTTGCTGAATAGACTTCGATTAAAGTTAGCGCGTCGTTATCGCTGGTAATACGCCGTAAACCAAACGGCTCCGTAGTAAGAAATGAGTTAAAACCTTCAGAATAAGTTTCAATTTGAAAATTGTTGTCTCGTTCACTCGCGAGTAACGTTTCGCCTAGTATCGGCGCGCGCAGCGTTAGTCTCAATTTAATGTCTGTTTCTGGCAGTACGAGTACGGGTGTCGAGTCAAAACTTTGTACAGTTTCGACAATTGGCGCGGCACGCGAACCGACGCGCTGCAACTTAAGTTGCATCACAACTTCGCCGCCGATGTTTGTTTTAAACAAGTCAATTGTGTACTGACGATTTGCGTGGCCCAGCGAGTTGAGTGATTGCAGGCTTCCTGTGACGTTAAAGCGGTAAGGCGTACCGTACGTTTGATTAATTACGACGCGCTTGCTGGTGGGCTCAAAAAATGGTTTGTGCGTCTCAGGCCAGTACGTGACGCGAGGATCAAAACGATAGATATATTCTTCGAGTTCAGTTGCGTGTACATAAGACAACAACTCGCGGCACCGATAGTTCAAAAAATAGTTGTCCGGGGTAGAGCCGAACAATAATTGCCGAACTAGTTGCAGTGTTGGCGTGAGCGTTACCGGGCGAAATTCTGGCGGTACGTACTCGTAGCCAATGTCGCTGTAGTGAGTTTTGCGACGGGCTTGATTTAACAGCAGTGTACGCGCGTGATTGATCATGTTTATTCTTTTTGCGGCAACACTTCTAGCCGCAACGTCCAATATCCGACGGGCCCGGTTTCGCTTTGATTGACGTCTATTTTCATGCCTGTCAGAAAACCGTGCAACCTGATCGGCGGCCCACTTGGCGCCGTGAGCACGACATTTAACGCTTTCCCTTCGCGTGCGACGGCTTTATTGTCATTGTAGTATTTGTAGATTTGAAAAATGTTGGCGCCTTCTTTCGCGCCCTGACATGTTTTCAAAAAACCGATTCCAGTAACAGTCAGCATCCCGACGCGGTCACCGAACGAATAGAAGTACACAAAATCATTAACGGTATGCAAAAACTGATAGTTACCGGACATCTCTAACGTGACGCCCTGCAAAATAAATTCGCTAGTGAATTTGCTGCCGTCGATTGTGATTGTTAAAAAATCTTCGTCCGTGCACCCCGTTCGGGTGACTTCTACGGCGCCGGTGCATGGCGTGAAAACTAAATTAGACATACGTCACCTAGCCGACATGGTTGGGCGCAGGGTCCGGCACAATCGGCGAGCCGTTAGCCGGGGGATGAATTGCGTTTTGGCTGACTAACTCCAACACGCCTTCGCGTAAATTTGAGAGGCTTACGGTGCCGGTTACAGTAATAGGCCCGCCGCCACCGCCACCACCGCCGCCACCGCCGCCAGCGGTAGTCGCCGGGGCGGGTTGTTGCTGCGGAGAACTTGTAGCCGCCGGCGTCACATTTGCCGACGTGGCGCCCGACGTGCCAGTAGCCGCCGTTGCGTCCGGTATGGCCGCCGCGGCAGACTGCTGTGCGTTGACTGTAGCCGCCGCCTCTGCGCCGCGCTGCGCAGACTCGCTTTGCGCAACATCCGAGCCGGGCGGCGGCTGCCCGTCGGCCCCCGGTGGCGTTTTAGTGGCCTCCTCTGGCGGTTTGTGTGGCGGATCAGCGGGTTTGTCCGGTTTTGTTTCGGCGGCGTCTTTTGGACGTGTCTTTTCGTCCATTTCTTTCTGCGCGAGTTCTTCTTTCTTTTTCATCAACTCGGCGCGGCGTTCTTTATCCGGGGCGTCGTAATCCCACCAGTTATCTGCGTTGCGCTCCTCAATTGCCGCGAGTTCAGCGTCAATGCCGGCCATGTCGCTTGGTAAGGCTGCCCCGGGCGCCTGAACGGCCGCGGCGCCAGCGGCAGCGCCTCCGGCGCCGGCACCGCCGCCTTCGACGCGGTCTGCGTTAATCGTGACGGTGGTGGCGTCGATCTCGGCTTTTTCGACTTTCTGCGCGGCATCTTGCGCCATCTTATCCATGTCATATTTATGCGCGGCGTCGAGCCCCATCGCGATCTCGGCGGCTTTTTGCTTGTCGCTCTTTTCCGCCGATTGCAGACCCTTCTGATACTCCTCTTCGCTTAACCCAAAACTTTTTAGAATTGCGTCTTTACTGTCGCCCTCTGTCGTGATGGCTTCTTCGAGCGCTTTTTTATCTTTGGCGCTCATACCGCTAAACGCGCCCTTCAAACCTTTTAGGCGGAACATGGCATCAACGCCGCCTTGCAGCGCGTCTTTGCTTTGTCCCTGCTCAAACGCGCGCTGCACCGACTCGATGTCTTTAAGGTCGCCTTCAACATCGGCTGTAAGCGCCTTCCCAAGACTGCCGGCCGCGCGCGACTCCAACTCTTCTTCTGTAATGTACTTGCCGTCTTTTCGGCTTCGCTGCTCGTCTTTGTATTGTTTAGAAAACGTGTTGCGATAACTTTCGCTTTTGCGAAGTGCTTCTTTTTTCTGCTCTGGAGTGAGGTGGGCGCCAGAACCGCCGAAGGCTTGTGAATACGCTTTTTCTAAATCGTCGCCTTCGAGTTTGCTGATTTTTTCTTCACGAGCGTCGTCAATTTCTTTTGACGATATAACTTTTACGTCGTCAGCGACGTTACCCAGTCGGCGCAACTCTTTCATCGCAGCGGCGTCTCCACCGCGCGATTTTTCGGCGAGCGTGTCGATGTGCTTTTGCGTGACTTGATACTGGTCGCGCATTTTGGCCGCGGTGCTCATGCCTGCGCCCATTTCGCCAGAAAATTGGCGAAGCACTTCATCGTCGCCAATTACGGGCGCCATCGCTTTCATAAACTGATCAAGATTAAACTTCTCCCCCTTCTTCCCGATGTCGAGAAGATAATCGGACGCCCGCTGCCCAATCGTGCTCTCATAACCCACCATTCTTTTTTGCGCCTCGGCCCGGGCCTGCGCGTTACCCTGCTCTAACATGCCGTAAACATCGCGATTATGTCCGTATTGCTGCGACATAGCGGCGAGATTTTGCCCGTAGACTTGATGCGCAACCGTGCCGGTATTTGCAATCATGCGATTTAGCGCCGACCTGTCCCCGGTCATTTTTTGGGTCATTTCTTGCGCCATTTTTTTCGCAGTGGCTTCGTCTTTTCCTTGATCTTTAAAGTGCGCAGTTAGTTTTTCTTCCATGTTGTTCTGCATGTAGTCCATTTGTGCGTCTGGACCCATATCTGCAGAATCAAGCATCATGCCGGTAATTACTTCGCCGGCGGCCATGATTTCGTCGTCGCCCATGTCGTTGAGCGTGTCTGTGCCAGCCATTCGCGACCGGATTGTGCCTTCAGTAACGTACGCGCTCAACTCTTGAATACGTTCGTGTTTTTGCGTCATGTAGCCGGCGCCGGCGCGAGCAAACTGTTGTGTAAGCGGGTCATGCAGCGACGCGTGAAAATCTTCAACAGAACCGCCGGAGTCTGTCAGCAAATCTTGCGCCGCGAATTGCCGGCCCTTACCGATATCCTCGTAAATATTGCGCGTAACACTTTCGCCTGTCGCCGGATCGGTAAACGTGTATGTGCCATCACTGTTCGGATCGTTGTACGCCGCCATGGCCGCCTCAAGTTCTGTGCCCTTAAACTTGTCGGGGTCCATTTCGTAAATGCGCGCCAGTGCCGCCATGGATTTCGCGTTCCCAGACGCGTCGCCTTCTTGCAGCATTTGCAACGTTTGATTTTGAAACTGCTCCTTGTTCATTGTCCCGAACGTGCCGGTGCTAAAGGCGCCGCTGTCCATCGCGGCTTTTGTCATGCCCATCGTGGCGGCGACGTTTTGCATTGTGATGCTCGGGGCCAGTCCGAGTTGCTGGCCCATATTGCCGGCCACGGAAGACATCTGCGCAAGTTGTTGCATTCCTGTGCCCGTTTCGCGCGCCAGCGTTTGCATAGAACGCAACGTGGATGCGGCACGTTTCGGGTCCATGCTGCCCATGCCGCCCTGCGCTAAATGGTCAAGCATCGCCATTAGCGCAGGCATCGGGGCGTTCGGGTTGCCGTTGTCGCCAAAGATATCGCGCACGGCTGACAGGGCGTCCGTGTATCCCTTTATTTTTTCGGCGGAGCGGCTGGCGTCGACGTTACCTGCCAACGCTTCGCCGCCGGCGCCTTGCAAAATTTCTTCCGCAGATTTAGTGCTCTCGCCGCGGGCGAACTTTTCGGCTTCTTCTTTGGTGGCGCGCAAACCAGACGCATGCCCGGCTGCGGCTTCTTCTAGAATCCGGCTTTTAGCGGTTTCGTCTCCGGCGGCAACGGCTTCGCGGTATTTAATAGCCGCGTCGCTGTCGCCGGACTGTAAATCACGGCGCGCCATTGTTTGCGCTAATCTGTCCAGCGTGGCGTCGTCTAATTTTGTTTCGGCGACGGCCCCGACGCGCTCGCGCGCAGATAGGCTGCCGATGCTGGGCGGCAATATGCCGCGCTGCGCAAGGTTCTCAGTTAGTTGCCCGACCTGCCCAGCCATAAAGCCGTGCATTTCATCGACCGGCATTCTTTCTGCGCGGTCCTGCATTCGGCCAAAAGTTGTTTCTCCGCCCCCGATCACGCCCGCTTCTTTGATTGCGCGGTCAAATTTAACAAGTTCTTTGGCTTGCGTCTCGGCGTCTGTAGCGGTGCCGCCCTGCACGTATTTTTCGTACAGCCGACCGACTTCTGTGTCGCCTTTATTTCGTAAGCGCGTTTGAACGTCGTCGTCAGACACGACAACCTGATCGTCCATCGTGTTAGACGCTTCTCGCAGGCGCTTCATGGCGCGCTCATCGCCGGCCTTGGCTTGCTCGGATAATTTGCCTAAATCTTCTTGGGGCTCGTACAAGTGTGAAAATATGCCGGTCGTGAGGTCTTCTAGCGATTCGGAGTCCATGCGCCCGCCGCCGCCCGGGTCGCGCCGAAAATAACCAATCTGATTTATAGAGGACCCTAGGCTTTGAATGTCGCCCTTGCTGCCGTGTAACAGCGCTTCGACGTTATCCGGTCCGAGCGCCATACCCATCAGGCTTTTCACCATCGGGTTGTTTAACATTCCGGCGATATTCGACGCTTGCGATTTATTTAAATCAGTGGCCCCTTCGGGCGTAAAAATAGACCGACCGCCAAGCAAGCGGGTGGCTAGTTCGTCGTTTTGCGCGCCGGCAATTTGGTACGTAGCCGCTTGCGTCTGCTGCTGATAGTTCCGCATTGTGAACTGATCGAACAGCGCCTGCCCGGGCATCATGTGCGGCAAAAAATTACCCGGCCCGGCCATTTGCCCCAAAATCGGCATGGCCATCATAGATATCAAGTTCGACATTTCGGCGTTGTTGCCGAATGCAAACTGCCCCGGGTTATACATGCCGGGATACAGAAACGGCTGTGTTTGGCCACCCATCATTGTCATTTTTTATCGCCGCTCTGTGCGTTTCCGTGGCGCCAAATTTTAAACTTTTCGATCATCTTTTTGGTTTCAGGGTCTATTTTACTGTTTTGCGCCTCTGTTTCTTCTTTTTCGCCATCGGGTTTTTCTTCGCTCGCGGGCTTAGCACTCCACGGAAATACGTTGTTTTGCAGGTCAATAAGCGTCTCTCCCGCATTCTTTTTGACGTTCCCGAAACTTTCTTCGGTCAGGGCGCCGTGCGCTAAATATGCGCACCAGTGCCGGTGCGTATATTCCAGCACGTGCTGATTCTCTCGCCGCTGCATTTCCAGCAGCACGAGTCGGTGCTTAATGCGCCAGCGAGTATCCGTGGGATCGGCTCGGGAGTAGTCGACGGCCCCCGATACTGCAGCCCGCACCATGTAGGCTGCTATTCGATCCCGTTCCAAAAATTTGGTTCAAGCGCCATGGCTTCAAGGCCTTCAAGGAGCCGTTGAAATTGTCGGAGGTGCGTGCCGACAAGGCGCCTTGTTGCTTCTTGAGCCAAGTGTTGGTTTACTAACGCTAATTGTTTAGGAAGCGGAGTGGCAAGCGGTTCGTCGCTATTTCCGTCCCAATTCATTTCTTCCAGCAGCGGAATTGAGGCGATAACTTTGCCTTTCTTGTCCGCGATCGTCTCCAGCGAGCAGGCCAGCCGGTAGTCCATCATTTGCACGAACCATTCGGCTTCGGTGGCTACTTTGTTTTTTTGCTGGTCGAGCACTAACTGGCGGTATACCAGTTTGTTCTCTTCGGCGAGCAGGCTGCGAAACGTAATCACAACTTTACCGCCAAACAACTCGTACTTTTTCTTAAATCGCGAGCCGCCCAGCAGCGTTGCAATAAAATCCTCTTTGTCCCGGTCTGTCGGGACAATGTCGAATTTTTGCCGCATGTCCCAGCCGCAGCGCGGGCAGTACGCGACAACGGCCGGCCGCAAATTTTCTTCGGGCTGGGGTGTTGCTGCTGTTGCAGGCGCTGGCTCTTCTTTTTTTTCTTCCGGCTTTTCTGGTGCTGCCGCGGGCGCTGGTGGTTCGCTTTGACTGGCTGCTTCTTCTCGGTCGTCAATAATTTCTGGCCCTTCAGTCGCCTTTACGATTTGCTTGTAAACTTCACTGACGCTGTCGGCCATATTTTTTGTTTGTTCGTTTAACTCTTCTTCCTTCTTTTTCTTGCGCCCGAGGTCCCGCGCTTCGCGCAGCATATTTGTGACTGTTTCAACCTGTTCTTCAGACATAACGTCCTTGTCGACCAAAACGTCGTCGCGTTTTGACGTAGGCAACGTTTCTTTCATTTTGATCATCAAACCGCCAAGGTCGGCGGGGATAGCGTCGCCGGTTTTCCAGCCAAATTGCTCCAGCGTTTTTTTGGTGAAGTCAGAGACGTAAACGTTTTCAACCAGTTCCATAGCGCATCCTTATTGCTATTTGGGGCGGGGTACGATCGGGTAGTAACCGTTGATGATCTGCGGACGAGGTTGTTTGAACTCGGGGTCGCGGTATTCTCCGGCCAGCCCCGGCGCGGGGTTTCGTTTTTTATCGATATACCCGCCACCTTCAAGTTGCACAATTTTGAAATCTTGTTCTTTGTAGGCGGGCTTGTCTTGCAACCATTTTTTGCCGGGGAATGGGTATGTTTCTTCGCACACTTTGACAGGAACAGGGCGTTCTTTCCATTTGTCAGGGTCTTGCCCGCCGATCCGCGCCATCTGCTGCCAACGATCTTCGTACAGCATAAAATCGTCGATATCGTAGTCGTCGTCTTTGCGGAATGAGAACTCCATAATCGTCATTACGCGATCATTACCGGCGCGCTTCTCGATATACCATTTGAGCGCCTGTGCCTCGTCAACTTTATCGCCGGCCTTCGGGATAGTCAGATTTGTAAGCACACGAAACTCGTCGAGGGCTTTTCCAACTTCGGTTGTGCATTCGCCAGTACACGGCAGAACCATTGGCGTTTGCTCGGCGTCTTTGGTGAAGATATGCCCGTCATGCACAAAGATATCGCGGTTGCAGAGCACAAATCCGTTGATAAAAGCATTGCCGCCGATGCTTGTGTCGTCGCACAGCAGGTTGATATTTTTTGAAAACATGTTGGCTTTCGTTGCCCCGCCAACTTCTTGCCCGCCAAAGTACTGGTAAATACGCCCTTCTTCTTTTACGAAATGATGTATGTCATTAGACTTGGTGATAATGTCTTTTTCGCCCACTGACGCGTCGATGTAAATGTCGCCCTTTTCGACCTCGCCGCCTCCAGTCCGCAAATAGATATCTTTGGCCAGCGCCACGACATTCGACTTTGGCGCGCGCATAACCACGCCCCCGAATAAAATCTCGTCGCCGCACTTTTCAAAGTCGTAAATTGTCGTTTTACTGCGGCTCTCAAGCAGAATGCCGCCCTCGCGATCCGACGTCTCGTTGCCCGCGAGCACCAACACGTTGCGCTCGGCTTTGATGCGGACATTTTTCTCCGTAGCCGATATATCGACAGTTTTGTTTGCTCGCGCAATAACGTCGTTGCCGGCCCACGTCTGTACGTCTCGCCCGCCCTTCAGCCAAATGTCACCCGGAGCCGAGATAAAAACACAGCCACCGGTCATCCGAATTTCGCCGCCGTACCCGTCGCCGATAACTATGCCGCCGTCTTCGAGCAGGGACACAAAAGACTCAGTCTCGTAGAATTTTTGCTCGCCTTTTTTGTCGTAACGGTGGTCGATTTTAAAGTTGACTGGGATTTCTTCTTTCAGATACATCTTGCCCAGCAGCCGATTGAACTTCGGGATTTTTTGATTAGTTTTGGCGTACGGCAGGTCTTGCTGTTCCCACGTCTTATAGTCTTTTTCATGCCAGTAGAACGCGTGTAATCCGGCGTAGTTGTACAGGTAACCGTGCAGGTCCAGTAGCGCGGCCGCACGCTGAAAATTTGGATACTGATCGTCTGTGGTCTTAATAGTGCCAGTTATGTCGTGCTCAGGCCCGGAACCGTACTTGCTAGCAGCCTTGTAGTTTTTCTCTGCTTCGTCGCCGTTTTTGTAATCTTCTGGTCGCTTGATGCGCTGCGGAAACGGCAACAAAATGCGCTTCGAGATATGCACACCCTTAGCCGACGCCAGAAACAACCGACCATCGAGCGCTTTGTTTTCTTCGCTCAGGCCGTATACTGGCTCTTCTTGGTGGTCTTTATCTTTATCGGGGCCGCCTTCGCAGTTGTAACTAAGCGTACCGCCGTTACGCCGGGGCTCGACCTTGGAATCAAACGGCGTATCGCCGGTTGGGCCCGGAACGCCCTTGTACGTCCAGCGCTCTTTTCCGGGCGGCGGGGCGTGTACAAGTTGCCGCATCCCCTGCCCGAGATAACCGTAGAAAATTTGCGAGCGGTGATAAGGCTGCGCAAATTCGTGTTTATTTTCCCAGCGTGAGTAGTACGGCTTTTGCTCAAAACAGTGATAACAGCCCGGCTCATACTCCTCGATAATAGGCGGACCCGGAATGAGTACACCCATACCTTCCCACGGATACGGCGTGTAACCCTGCGAGTCGTTGCACTCAGCCTGATCCATGTAGGCGTCGCGTTCGCTGCCGGCGGTCCAAACCTGCATGTTGTAACCGGCAATCCGGAGCAGGCTGTCGTGATAAAAGCCGTACACGCCGCAAAACTCATTCACGGCGGTCTGGAACATAAAATCGTCCAGAGTAATTCTCGCGCCTGTCGATGAAATCGCGCCCCACTCGCCGGCTAATGTCGCGTCATATGGCCGCCAATTGGCGTAGTCAGCCATGTTCGAACTTTTTTCTTGCTTGATGTGCTTTTTCTGGCAGTCATCTACGCGATTTCGGCTGGCTTGCGAGTAGTAATCTTGAAAGGCGCGTTTGCCGCACTCCAAGGTGTGCGGAATTGCTCCGAGAATGACGCCCCGATAGTCCTTGTCTTGAATCATGACAATGACGCGGGTGCCGGGAATATACGTGTTTAATTCCGTCACTCCGAACGCAGCGGAACTTGTGTGCGTCATGGCTACGGCGATGACGGGATTGTGCCCGTGGTCGGGGTGCACAATATAGTTATTCGCGATCGGCGTCCCGTCGTGAATAATCCCCGTTAAGATTCGGCCGGTGTCCTGAAAGCCCGTTTTGTACCCGACCATGTTAAGAAATGGGTCGGCTACTGAGGCTAGATTGGAGCCGTAGTCGCCGAGAACGCCGCGGCCTACGATTTGTCTCAATACACTGCGCGCGGCCGCTGACGGGTCGTGAAAATACTGTGTCTGAGTTGTGGGGCTGGAACCGACGCCTGTGCCCTTATGCGTCTGGCTCATCGCGCCGCCAGTCGCCGCGTTCGCCACCGCGGCTATCCCGCCTAAAGCAATGCCCCCGACCGCGTTGGTGGTTTTTCCGCCGCCAATCATCGCGTTGGCGATGTTTGCGGCCGCGTTCATGGCGGACGGAACGTCGACGCCAAAAGAAGTTTTGCCGCCGGATTGCCCGGCGGAATTATCGCCATTTTCTGCCATTTTATCCACCAGTTAAGGTGCGGTTACGGGTCAAAAAGACCCCGGGCCGAAGCCCATATACCTTAAACGGCGGCTGCGGAAACCGCAACCGCCGTTTTTCGGTATAAGCCAATATTAAACGAATCAGACGTATTCGAGGTCGACGAACATGAAGCCCATGCTCTCCGTTACGACGATGTCTTGGGCCGTCACAGACGCCCCCAGCGAGTTTAACGTCGCCGACATCATCTTGTAGTTCATGGTGCCGTTGGTACCGCCGCAAGAACTCGACCCAACTTCCATGTCGATGTGGTTGTCGGGCGCTTTGCAGATGTCGCCGAACTGAGCAATCATCGCCTTGAACGACGCCGAACCGCCGACAACTCGGCTGAACTGCGCAGTGCCACGACGACGGTCGCCGACGTAATAAACTTTCGACGAGCCGATTTCATAAATCATGTTGACGGTGCGCTCGCAGGTGATTTGCGCCTGCTGAACAAGAGCCCCGTCGGCCCCGCCGGCGGCACCCGGGAACGTGAGTTTAACGTCCTCAGCCCGGATGACGCCGTTGAGCGCCTGACTTGTACCTTGAAAGACCGATGGCATAGTTTGTTAACTCCTTTGAACTCTAATTTGTTTGTCAGACGACCAAGTGCAGTTCGATGTTGTTGAGCGGCGCCGGAACAACGAGGTCCAGCACAATCTCAATCCGGTCCTTCAGCAGCGGATGCACTTGCAGTTTCCGGATTTCGCCGGAGATTAACTGCGAGCCCAGTTCTTCCGTGTTGCCGTTGTTAGACAGGAAGTTGATGATTGTTTCGACCTCGAACTTCAGACGACGCAACATGCCGGGCTGCACGTTGGTGCGGCCGATGAACGGACGCAGCCGACGCAGGAACAGGTACGACATCGAGTCCACATTGCGGCGGATCATCTCTTCCCGACGATTCAGGTCGAGGTTGTCCGTCGTCAGAGCGTGCCGGGTGTGCGGGGTGCCGTCGCGGTCTTCCGTGACGATCCACACGCCGGCTTCCGCCATGCGGTTCAGTTGCGTTTCATTGAAATACTTGTAGGACCGCGTGAAGTCGTCGAAACCGGCGACCTCAACGTTCGTCAGCGGCTGGTGAGGCACCACGCCGGAGACGAGACCAGCGAGCGCAGCGGCGAGGTAGTAGCCGGGCTGGCTCGTGCCAGCCTCGCCTACCTGATCGGGCCACACGGCGCAGATACGGCGGTTCGAAAGCGAACCGGCTTGCTGCGCAATGTCCTCCGCGATCTCGTTGCGGTTCCGGTTGTGCCAGATTTCAAACCGCTGTTCCTGCGTCACGGGCGCGTCAGCGCCGGTGAACAGCCGCAGCGAGTTTTCCGACAGAACCTGATCGACAACATACTCTTCGTACTGCTCCTCGCCGTATTGGTCGACCGAGAAGTTGTAGCGCACGATGTCGCCCGGCTGCACCTCATTGGTGATGAAGTAGCCCTTAGCGAAAGTCGTACCCTGCGGAACCTGCAGCAACGTGTACTGCTGGCCCGTAGCGTTCGGGTCGTCCTTCAGCGTAGCAAGCATCGGCTCCATAACTTCGCCAAGCACGCCCTTGATAAGGGCGCCCTCGCCGACAACCAGTTGCTTCGGCTCGGCCTTAAGGGAGAAGAAGCCGGCCTTCCAGTTGTTGGCGATCTCGTTCGACTCGGCGCCGATGTGCGCAGCCCACAGGTTTTGCACCCTGCGGTCAAACGTCATCGGTACGAGGTTGTACATATCGTCGCGACCCTTGATGCGCTCAAGCACCTGTACCCAACTGTCGAGGTCGGGGCCGAGGATTTTCCCGGTCTCATCGAACTCTTCAGGGTGGGCAACCGCGGTGTACTTCACAACCGTACCGTTGCTGTTGGAGAGCGCCTTGTACACGCCCCACTTCAGCGGGTTATCCGGGTGAAGTTGCCCGGCAAGATCGTCAAGATCGGCGACGTCGCTGATCGAATTTACTTCGTCAGCGAACTCGGCCAGCCATTCGCGGTACTCGACGTACACCTTGCCCGCTTCAACGGGAAGCGGCTGCTCGACGCCCGTCGCCGTCCAGTCAGGATGATAGGCAGTGATGCCTTCCTGAATGCAGATTTGCGTGTCTTCGAACCAGTAGTTCGTCAGAGCATAAGTCTCCGGACGGACGCGCGAAATCTGGATGTCGTCCTTAATGAACAACTTCAGGTCGAGCGGCACGGGGCGATCTGTGTTCGCCTCGTCGTCGCGCACAAAGTTAATAACAGATTCACCAACGGCGACCGTGCCGCTGTTCGTCACGACCCAGCCCGAACCGGCATAAGTGTCGCCGGACAGTACCGGAACGTAAACGTTTTTCGAGATTTCGGATGTTTCGTCGAAATCGGTGGCGCGAGTCCACGCCTCGGCGCTAACAACGTAAACCCCGTTTTCGGTCGCGTCATCTTGGTCGACTACGAGCACGCGTTCTCCGGCTTCCAGTTCGACTTCGTCGATTGTCTGCAGGCCTTCCAACGTGATGTTCGCGTCGGCAACCACCTTGACCGACTGCTTAACAGTCGAAGCGCGCACGTAGGTGTCGCGCATTTCGCTGGGCAGGTCGTCGCGAAGGATGAGTTTGCGCACCGGACCAGCCTTGCTGGAAACGACCGCGACGTAGAACTTGTCACCCTTCCGGAGTCCGACGTTCAGCGAGGCCTGCGCCGAAGCGCCCGTCCCGCCGCCGCCAGTAAACACGACTTGCGGCGGATTCAAGTAACCGCTGCCCGCGTTTGTCAGGGTGATGCTGTCGACGACGCCGTCGTCATTAATAGTGCACGTAGCCGTCGCGCCCTGTCCCGGCTCGCCGGGCTGCGGGACGATCGTCACGGTGGGAGCCGTGGTGTACGTGCTGCCGCCGTTTTGCAACTCAAGCGCGGACACCGGACCGGGGACGGACAGGATGACCTTTACGCCATTGGTACCGATGCCGATTTCGCCGCCGTTTTCCACAACCTCCGTGGGGCCCGACATGTCGAGACCTTTGACGGTGCGTACGGTGATTTCCGGGAAGCCGAGCGTATCGGCGACCACGGCGTCCAACGCGCCGCCCTTCGTGACCTCAACAATGTAAACGTCGTTCTTAGCGCCGTTGTAAGCGCCGGCAATGTCGCCGTCCAACTGCACCGTGAACTGCCCGTCAGCAGCCGAGTCGGCGTCTGCGGCGTAAAACTCTTGCGCCACGGCCACGACCCACTTCTGGCCGGTGACAAAGTTATCATAAACAACGTCGTTCGCCACCGAGGCGTCGATGCAGGCTTCGGTGTCAAGCACGTTAAACTTGACCTTCAAGCCGCGGGTGCCGATTTCGGTCCACTGGCCCATGTCGTTCGGCACAACTTCTTCTTGATCGTCGCGGCCGCTGGCGCTGCGCACGCGCAGACGCGCGGCGTTGCACCCCGACACGGTGCTCTTAATAACTTGAATAGTGTACTCTTCTTCGACATCGCCGCTGGCGAGGCCGTTGTAAGCAGCGCCGTCAAGTTCGACGAGTTTGACGCAGTTTTCTTTGCCGGCAACTTGCAAATAGTTGTTGTCAGCATCGGGCTGCCCATCGTCGCCCACGGCCGGGTTCGGGATACCGCAGTAAGCCAGCGTGTTGGGCTGATTGTCTTCGTCGTTTTCGGCGGGCTTGATCAAAGAGTCGACGAGGTCGCTAGCAAAGCCAACAACTTCAGTCCACAGTTCGATTTCGCGGCACTCGTCGTCGCGGTCATACACCGTGCGCAGGTAAGCGACGTCGCCAACCGCCACGTCGCGGTCGAGGAAGTCGCTGCTGCGCGGATAAGCCGACGTGTTGGACTTAAACGAAAGATCGTCCGATTGAATCCAGTTGAACTTGCCGTCTACCGCGGTGATCGTGGTGTACGTGCTCTGAAGTACGTGGTCGAAATACTTCAGCAGCGCGTCGTCCATATACACCTTCGTGTACGGCAGGTCGACGATCGAACCGGGCCGACGCGACGGCCACAGATAGCAAATGTCGTTCAGCCGATCATATTGCCCAAGAAGAATGGTCTTCTTCTCGTCAAGATCGCTGTAGCGGTGAAGGATGGCGTGCGGGCCGGCGATGTGGGCGCGCAGCGGTTCCGTGATCTCCGTCGGGACGATCCGGAACTCTTGGAAGACTAATACTTGTGGCTTGATATAACTCGACATGCGAAGGCCTCCGTGCCTCAGTTATTTGTGTGCGGTCAAGTGCTTAGCGAGTAGTATACACAACCACTCATGCTTGAAAAAAACACCTCGCGACAAAATTTAACCTGACAACAAATCTGATGCCTTAAAGACAATCCGCTTAAGCCGCGGGACGTACGGCTGGAGCGACCACGCTTCCTCGGCCACATACGTCACAGTGATCGGGACGGCATACCCCTGCATCACCTCTTGTACTTCCCCAACACCGCCGACTTGGGTGGGCATGAATTTAAACAAATCCATTTGTTCCCTAATCATTGGCGAGAAAAGTATTAAAAACTTGAACACCTCCGTGGATAAAAACTCGGCTTCGGCACCGTTTTGGGCGAGGCAGAATAGTGTATGGCTGCCTTCCCAGAAACCTACGTAACCTGTCTCTCCAGTATAAAGATTTTCAACGGACCTGTCACCAATTACTCGCGAAGACCACTGCCAGCCATTTCTTTTAATTAGTATGGCCGGACGTTTATCGGCGGTATTTGGCGCCCATCTAGTAATACTTTCTATCAAAATCCCGCCCGAGTTCAAACCGTTTTGCGACGGTTGCCATGTTCCGATTTCTTGAATGTGGCGGCGTATACGCGGCTCTTCAATGTTTTCGGGGTCAGAGAAGTGGCCGATTAATAGTTGCCGCAGAAATCCGGTCATTACGTGCGGCCGCATTCCATACGAACACAGCGCGCTGACCTTTGCTACCTTGTTTTCCGGACCACTCCCGGGCGGAAACTGGTCTTCAAACGGGGTGTTGTCTTGCTCAGGATTCGGGCAGTCGGTCATTTTCTTGTTCCTTTTCCCGCCGCAAATCTATTTTCGGGAGTATTTTGACTTCTTTATCGTCGCCAAACAGGCTGATTTTCGAGAACAGTTTAATCGGCTTTTCGAACAGTTTCACTTTGTCCGGCGATAATTGCTGGTCTTTCATATATCCCAGAAACCTTTTTCGGTCTGATCGGGCGGCGACGGGCGGCCGGGCACAACAGTACGTATTTTCCGTCCGACCGGTAATTGGTGCGCCGGCGGCGGTTCGTGAGAACCCATAACCGGCGGATATGACATTGGCAGCGGGGCCTCGGGAGGCGCGACGGTTATTTCTTGCGTGTCCGGTCCGTACTCGCCGACCTTCTCGTACAAGATAACATAATCGCCCGCGTCGAGTTTTAGCGACTGTAACCAGCGCCCGTTAACCCGTGTTTTTGTTTTACCAGCCGCCAAACTTCGGTCAATATTTAATCCGTGCGCGTCAAAGGACTCTTTTGTAAACAAGTAAACATCAGCACCTTCTACAGGGCAGCCGGCAGCCGTTGTATAAATTAAAGCATCAATACCCGTGTAATCGTGGTCTACAATAACGTCGCCGCAACCTTCTATCGGCAGGGTGGGCCCGCGGCGAGCGGCTGGTTCTCCGCCAATCTCGATTGCGTATACGGCGTTACTAAACGGTAATAATCCCATGCGCACTTGATAGATAATCGGCACGCCCCGCAAGGCGGCTGTTACCTGTATTGTATCGATCATCCAGCGCTCGTCGGACGAGCCGTTGGCCCAGATATCGTACTTGTTTAACGCCGGGAAGCCGATTACGCGTGCATTAACGTATGGGTTTTCTCGCGTATTGCCTTTGATGTTATTATCGATTTGTTCTTGAATAACTTGCGGCGACAAATCCCAACACTGCAGCGGGACGGGGGTATGGTATCCAGTCTCGAAACCGGTGCCGCTACAGAGCGGGCAATCAGCGTCTGAGATTTCGTCAGTTAACTGGTCGCGGCACCGTTTGCAGGGTGTACCGTACCGCAGTGGCTTAATCAAATAACCGGGAATTGATACGAGCCGGTTGCGCAACTGCTCCTTGCGAATAATCTCTCGGGCAAGTAACCAGTCTTTTTCGGTTAACTCGCCAAAGCAACTGGCTGCCTGAGAAACATAGCGACCGTTCGGAGTAGTTAAAACGACACGATAATGCGAGGTTATATCGTAGCCGCTTTCGCGCCACTCTGGGTCGAGCGCGAAGTATGAATTAACGACGGGCGCCCCGATATTTGTCCAGTCAGCGGCGTCGCGGACGCCCGTGCGGCCGTACTGCAATTGAAAAGAGTACGGACCCTCGTCGCGAAAAAGGCGGTCTAATTGCCACCAGACACGCGAAACGCCGCGGGTCATGTGGTCGACAGATACGCGGCGGAACGGAAAAATGCGTGGTTGGCTCATAGCGTAATTATACCCCGGCGTCTGATATCTAAAAAAAAGAAGTGCGATGTGCGCCGGGTGGGAGAGGCTAGCAACTCTCCCACCCGGCGTCCCCCGTTAACGACCCGCTTACGCGGGCTCGCGCGTTAACTGGCTCGTTGTTCACCGGCCATGGCGGCAACAACCGGCGCGCGTTAGTTATTATTATCGCGGCCGAAAGGTACAACGAGGAAACATGTCTGCGGGGACTAGGCCCTTCAGACGTGGCGTATAAGCGCCCGCAGGCGCTCCGGATTTTACATAAAACGCGCCTGCCTATCCATTTTGCGCGCCCCACTACAAATCCGGGGTACTGTGCCTTACAGAGACGAGTCGCCGGCGTTTCGCTTGCGCGACGTCCCGGCTATCTCTCTGGTATCTCTATGGGTGCAGGACCAACCACCCCGAAAAGTATCGCAACCGACGAGGTCGCGACTTTTGTCCCCGGGCGACTTTTCGCTCGCCTGTGCTCGTTAGTTTCGTCCTACGTCTACTCTGCGCCAACGAACTAAAATGCGCAAAATAGATTGCCCGCGCGAGTTGTTAACTCCGCGGGCCGTATTTACGTAAACACCTTATTACCTCCCTTCTGCGCTGCGGTTGCTGCGTTTACTTCACGGCCAAACCAAAGCCGCGAAGCATTGTTGTCGTCGTGGTGCAGCCAGACACCAACGACAACTTTTCCATCACCTCGGTAGACCAGCCCGGGGCGAGGAAAGAACTGGATTCCTCCAGCGCCGCGTCACGCCGGTCCGACGAGGACCGGTAGTTATGCAGCCAGACGACTCGGAGCACCGTCTTGAGTGCCGCGATTTTCTCGTAATGATGAACCGCGTCGTGGTCGCCTAGTAAGACGACAACACGAACCTTAAAACGACTGTGACCGGTGCAAACGTCCTCGTAGAGTTTGGGAATCTCGCGGACGGCGTCGGTAACTGGCTTCCCGTTAAGCCACGGAAAGTAGTCCTCGTGCGCGGACACTTCGCCGTTGCAGTGCGGAAAAACCAACACGTCGGAACCTGAGATTCCGGCGTACCCTGCCGCGTTTGCAAGGTCGCAGGCGATCTGAGCCTGCGCCTCGCAACTCGGCGAAATGTCTGGAAGAAACAGCGTAACCGGACGTCCGCTGACGCTGTCTTCCTTGAGTGCGTTTTGTAACGGACGCTGGACAAGCATCCTATTTACAAGTTTACGCGGGCTCAATACAGGAATAGGACCCAGTTGGGAACCTGATGTCCCGGCCTGTAAGACTAGCCGATTAATCAGTTCGGCCATCTGACTCCGCAAATTTTGCGGCACACGCCGCAACCTCCCGTGGGAAGTTGTCAGGTGTTTCCGAGCGGAGAGCGAAGGACCCTCGCGCACAGGTCTCGGTTTAACCGATACCCGCTTACGAGTTTCTCGCAACAACTTCTTTGCCTGCCGGAGGTTATTCGCGGCAACGGGGCAGTTGGGCTGCCGTTGCGCCGTCCGAACTGCCTCGCGAAAAGCCTCTTTCATCTGCTGCAACACCTGCTGCGGGTGCGGCTGCTGAGACGACTCAGGCGCAGAACCGGTTGGCTGCGCGCGAGATTGTCCCGGCTGGGGCTGAGACTGCGCGTCAGGTTCTCCCGCCCCGTCGGGGTCGGGATCGCCGTCCTGATCGCTGTCCGAACCCTGACCGCCCTGCGATTGCTGGTTTTGCGGCTCCTGCTCCTGCGCCGGCTGCTCGTGCTGACTTTGCTCGTTTTGCTGGGGTTGCTGCGGCTGCTTTTCGGCGGCCGCTCGCTCCAGATCGTTCAAAACGTCATCAAGATCGGCATAAGGACCGTAGCGTCGCGTTAACGAGTCGACAAGCGACTGCGGGTTGGTTGTCCGCCCGGCAAACACGCATTCGTTGCAAGTGCACGTGTTTACAATTAATCCGCGGTCAAGTACTACTCTACGAAAGCGCTTATGCCCCGCCACGAAATTGGCAAATCGCGCTACGGTTTTGCGCCACGGGTATAGCGCAGAATCCACCACCCCGTCGCGCCGCGACAGGCTCAAAAACTTCTGCATTTCACGAAGTGTTATAGCCATGATTTGCAACCTCCTTTCGTGGCGTGGGTGTACGGGGCGCGACTCCCGCCACAGAGTCGCGCCCCGTTGACTACTTCCTCCCGAACTCGCCGAACAAGACTGCGCCGGGCGAACGAATTTCACGTTCGATTGCGGCGCGGTCCTTCGGGTCCTTTACGAGAAACCCGTCAATCAGCGCGTCTGTGTCCGCCGCGGATTCCACCAAAACACGAGACCGCAGAAGTTCACGCAACTCCTGAAGGCTCGGCTTGGATTCGCCGCGGGTGCGAATGGCGTTCGCCATGCGCACCGCCAGCCGACAAGCCCCTCCCGGCGCGCCGGTCGATTTCCGTAAGACGTCGACCTCGATGTGCTCAGGAAGGAATTCCATGATCACGCGAAAACATCGACGCTTCACGGCTTCGGGCAAGTCCGTCTCTTCGTTCGCGGTAAGCACGATAAAGAGTCGTTTCAGGTCGGCTTGGTGCATGTGGTGTCGCGCGTCTGGCACCCGCCCGTGCTGGAGAAAGTCCAGAATAAGCGGGTAGAACCGACTGCCGGCCTTCTCCACCTCGTCGAGCGTGATGACGACGTCGTGATGTGCCGTTGCTTTGACCGCGCGCAGCAACTGGCCGTCAAGATACGCCTCATCTGCGTGCGCGACGCCGACCGCCACCTTGCCGATATCCACGCCCTGATTAACCTCTTCGTTGGTCAACCAAGGATGGCACGGAATGAAGTAGTGTTTAGCCTTCCTGCCGCGCGCAAAGCACTCGGCAAAGAAAGTCTTTCCGGTACCGGGAGCCCCGACAAGGAGTGCGGCACGAACCGTGTCGGTGACGAGCGCCAACAACTTGGCGGCCAAACTTTCACGCCGCCGCGCGTGATAGCCGGGCAGCAGCGTTTCAACGGAAGCGGACATGTTTGCTCCTGCGCAGTCAAAAATAAAAGAGCCACCCCAGAGACTGCATTCTGGGGTGGCTCTTTCTCGGCCGCTAACGCTGTTGCGTTAGTTCTGGCTCGGCTCCCAGCGCCGGTGAACGGTGCCGCTCAGGGGCGCCGGGCTCGGGGTTGGGTTGTCGATATTTGACTTCGCAACCTTTGCCTTCGCCGCCTCCGCCGCCGCGAATTCTTCGCGACGCTCTTTCTCCATCTTTTCGCCGTCCGCAAACAATTGCTCAGCGACGTGCTCAAAATCGATAGAGCACATAAAAGTCTTAAAAACGTTCTCAACAAACGTCATAGACCCCGCGAGTTCGTCGGCGGCCTTCTTATGCTCTTCGTCGCCCGTTTCGCAGGCGATTTTCATGAGCGCCACCATTTCGTTCAGCGTCGACGCAATCGACTGGCCGACGATCATGGTCACCCACATAGCCATCGCCATCGTGGCGTCGTGGCGGTGCTCCTCGGTCCACTCGGAAAGACCGAGATTGTCGCGACCGCGTGCGGCGTTCGCGTAAGGGTGGGACTCGTACGGCAAATCAGCCGCCTTTTTGCGAAACTGAGCCAAAACGTCCTGAGTGGCTAAACTCACGCTCTTCATTTGGTATTCTCCACCGCGCAGTGGAAGGAAATTGCCGGAGAATGCGCGTTCGACCGGCAATAAAAAACGTGCACTACCAAATATGCCGCGTTTTTGCCGGATATTTAGGTGTTACAAAACCTCGGTCAAAAAAAATTTCGACCTACGTTCCGTAACACGTTCGCTATTCGCGAATTGCGTAAGTGTTTGAAAATAAACGACTTACGGCGCGCAAGCAATACCCTGACGTCGTAAGTGTTTGAAAATAAACGACTTACGGCGAATATTCCAAATTCTAGAATGCGATACTAGTACCGAATCCTGATCGCGTCGGTGTAGGCGCTGTATTTGTAGTTCGACGACACCTCACCATAGCAACTTTCGAGGTTGATGCTGGCTTTCGTGGCTCTGACCCATTCGCGGTAAGCCTGCCAGCGCGCCTGACCCGCGCGTTCGTACGACGATTCTTTGTTTTGGTCGTCTACTTGAATTCCGCCGGCAGAGTAAGTCAACTGATTACGCCGAAACTGCTCGGCTACCATCATGAATAAATTGGCGCAAATGCCTTCAAGCCAATGATATCTGAACGGAAAGTTTTGTGTGCTGAATGTGCGCAGCGGAGGCGGCGTCTCGTTCCAGTACATAACTGGGCGGCCGATGGCGAGCGCGATTTCCGCGTCATCAAACATTAAATGTTCTAACAGATAACTTTCATTCGGCGCTGAATCTCGTAAATGCAGCCTGATCTCGGCAACACTCGGTGGCCCGCTATTCAGCCCGCCGCGCGCATCAAAAGCGCTGCGGTTAATAATTACGTAAAAAGTGTTCGAGAATACGACGCATGGCAGCCCGGCTTCTTCGGCCGGAATGTTGATTAACGCCATTTCGCCATAAAAGATTCCCGGTATTCCGACCATATTTTTAGTTAGTTGTACTTCGATCTTGCCTGTCGCTGCGTCCGTTACTGTCGCGTCGACCTGCACTGTTGGCGACGTGTGGCTGAGCGCAATTTGTTCGCGCAGGCGCAATACGACTTTTAGCGGCAGTTCGTTGCACGCCGACATGTCGACCGGCAAGCCGTCTTTATCGTGCATTTGCCACGTAATTGTGGCGCACTGGCCTTGTGTAATCGAAATAGCCCGCATTCGCGTCAGGACGGGCTGGCCGTTTTGCTCAGAGATCGGGGCGCTAACTATGCTTTGCCCCGCGCACGAAACAGGCGTCAAAACGGGCGCCGTATTGCGGTTGTCACAGCATTGTTCGAGCGCGTGAGACGTAGGCGTGGCAATGACGGCCATAAATTGCTCCTGTATTTACGTCTTAGTATACAAATAAAAAAGGCTGACCGACGAATCGGTCAGCCTCATTTTATTGCGACTGTTTTTGTTATCAGGCGCCTTCGGGCACAGGCTCGGGTTCGTTGGCGTCAAGATCGCCCTCGACAAAGTCGCCGCCACCCTTGTAAGACGGGGCAGTTGTGCCGAGTTCTTTCGTCGACGCCATCGCCAGTTCGCGGGTTACGTTGCCAGACTCGCTGAGCAAGTAGACCGACGGAGACCTGACAATTTCCAACAAATTTTCTGTCAGCGCGCGCTCCAGCGCCTTGAACTTCCGCTGGCTGCGTTGCGCGCCCAGTTTCGTTACAAGGTCGCCGGGGACGGTGAACGTAGCGTTGCTTTCCAGCGTCTTGCCGTGCGCCCCCAGAAAACCGAACGTCAGGGTCTTGCCCGAAACGTTCTTTACAACAGTATAAAGATCAGAAGAAGTGATGGACATTTTTGACTCCGTTACTCTGCGGATTGCATGGCCGCAGCAGCGGCGGCTTGCAGGGTTAATACAGCATCGGCAATTTCGGGCCGGCCTGCGGCGAGAGCGGCTACGTCATAAAACGCAGCCTGCTTCTCGTCGCCGCCGTCGGTGCCCGTCGCCGCCGCAAGCACCGCATCCAGTTGCTGATTTACAGCAGCCAGACCACTGTGCCTTGCCGCAGCGGTTTTTTCCTGTTCCGCCGTATAGAGCACGTGCAATTTCTGCGCGGCAGTCCACATTTCTGCGGCTTCACCCTCCGAGCCCGGCGTAATGCCGTGCGCGGCGAGTTTTTCGAAGAAATATGGCGCAGCAAGTTGCGTCACAACTGTGGCGTAAGCCTGCTCTGCCGCTTCCTTAATGTTCTCGGACATGGTGATGGTGCTCCTTTGTTATTTATACGGCTCAGACAAACGTTACCTTGGCCAGACCGTTCGTGTGACCGAACGAGCCGCCCTGCGTGTTGTACGCAAAGTACTCAAGCATGTAAGCCTCGCGACGGATGTACATCGTGGTGGGCTCCAACTCGTAGTTCTTGCCGATAAACTTCGGCGAGGCGAACATGTACAGTACATCGTTCGGCACAAGATTCCGCTTGATCGTGACAATCCAGCGGCAGTTGAGGAAGTTGGTCTCCGCCCAACCGTTCTTGATGATGTCCTGCGAGAAGTCACCGCCCATCTCGTCGCGGCCGAACTTCAGCAGTTCCTTGATGGTGATGTTGTTCACCAAGCAAGTCTCCACCTCGAAGTGGCTGGGAGTCGACGGCATGACCTTCAGCGCGTCAACGATCGTCTCGCGGGTGATTCCGCCCGAGATCGTGACGTTCTGCGGAACGCCAGACAACGCGTTGTTCGTGTCCGCGGCGCCAACCGCGGCGTCCATCGCGTTGATGAACTTGGAGTCCTCCTCGGCGAGCATGTCCTTGATCATGTTGTCGCTGAGCACCTGACGGATGTCGATGACATACGTCCGGAGTTCGTCGACGTCCTTCACAGCGCGGGGCGACACGATCCGGTCAAACATGACGCGGTAGCGCGGGCCACGGATGTAGAAGTTGATCGGGAGTGTCGCAAACGGGAGCGACACAGCCGCCGGGGAATCGGGCTCCTTGTCCACCACCTTGACCGGCTTGTCAGTGTCAACCTGACGGTCCAGTTCGTCGTTGGTGATGGTCAGCGGCGGCATAATCCGCCGGTAGAACCCGTCTTCACGCATTTTGGTGCGCGTGAAGTCGTTAACCGCGTCAATGGCCTGCTTCTGCATGCCGGGGGTGTCAAGTTGCTCAAAAAGCGTCTCGTTGAGCAGTTGAACTTCTTGCTGAGTGGGCATTTTAAAGACCTCCATGTCTTCTATTAGGGTTGATTAGTTCAAGCCGCCCATTCGGTGCTGCCCGGGAGCCAGACACACCAGAACGAGAGGGCCGCAATTCCATTGTGGTTCGTAGCAACACCGCTGGACACCACACCGACAACCGGCGTTTCAAACTGCGTGACAGAGGCGTTCGTCAGGCGGCCGTCACCAGCAGCCGGCGTAGCCGTTGTCGTCGCAGTCAAAAGTTGGCCCGGCACGTAAGCAGTTCCGGTCTCGACGAATTCGGTCGACGAGATTTCGTAACCGCCGGTAGCCACGAGGCCAGACATCTTGCCAGTCGGGGCGACGGCAATGTGCATGAAGTTAGCAGCGGTCTGGGTGGCGTTCGAGCCGCCGGCACCCTGACCCTGACCCCAACCCGGGTTGCTGACGTCAGCGTCTTCGCTGCCGTTGAGCAGGAAGATGGCGACGTTCGTTTGGTGCACGCCGGGGACAAAATCGCCGTTCGTATCGACGTGCACAACGCGACCGCGCTTTACAACGAATTCTACGTCGGGCGACAACTTCGCTGCGTAATCCAGCGAAGCCATGTCGAACCAGCCCTTCTTTACGTCAAGGCCGTGAGTAAACATTTGCTCAGGAGCAGGCATTGTTAGACCTCCATGTCTAAAAAGTTATTGTATCTATCAGGTAGTGGGCGGATTGAGACCAAGACCAGTAAACAACTTAATGTCGCTGGCCTTGAGGCGACCATCGCGGGCACCCACATACCCGCTCGTCAAACTTTTATCGGGGTCGTAAGAAGCGGACTTCTGCTGACCCACAGGTGTGCCGAGTCGCGCCATCTCGGCGGCGTTCTTGTGGCCGGCGAGTTTGACGACAAGTTCCATTGTGCGCACCGGATCGTGAAGCGCCTTCTCAAGCGCCTCTTTCTGGTGGGCTTCAATACGTTCGTGTTCAACGCAGGCTTCGACCGCGGCCGGAATAAGCGCGGCCAACTTTTCGGCCTGCTCTTCCTGCGCCTTGATCGCCGCAGCAGCCTTGGTCAGCGCGGCATCGGAATAACCGATGTAGTCGATGACTTTCTGTACAAGCGTGTTCGTATCGGACATTAGTAAACCTCCGTGACTTATCGGTTAACGAGTTCCAGCACGTGCTGCTTCATGACGTCGCGGAGTTGGCGCGAACGCTTGGTGCGCGCTTCCTTGACCTGAAACTTTCCGGCACGCTTAAAATTCACAACAGCACGCCCGATCGCGTTAAGATCGGCCGCGGCGGCCATTTTGGGTGCCTCGGCTTCGCCGCCACCCATTTCGCCGCCACCGCCTTCGGCTACGGCCTGCAGCAGCGCTTCCGGCGGGATTCCAAGTTCTTCGAGCGCCATGGCCAGTTCTTGCACGGCTTCCTCGTCGCTCGGCTCGCCGCCCATCTCGCCGCCCATCTCGCCGCCCGCCTCACCTTCCGGTCCAGCGGCCATCATTTCTTCAAGCCCGCCACCCGTCGGGGGCGCGTCGTTAGCGCCGGAGGCGGCATCGGCCGGCACGCCATGATCTTCACCCGCGGCTGCCTCGTCCATAACATCGGCTCCGGCCTGCTTAGCCGTTAAAAAACCGATTAACAAGTCAGCCATCTCGTCGGCTTCTCGGATTGTGCTGGCACAAACCTCGCGCACTGCGGCTTCGGCGGCGTCTTTTTCGACACCCAGCGCCGCGGCCAGTTCGTAACCGGCTTCGTAAGCGGCTTCCTTGCCGGCGCGAAGGGCGGCGAGGTCAGAGCCCTCGATCTTGCCGTCGTCGTCGACGTCAAGTTTATGCTGGTCGCCCTTTAACTCGCCCTTGTGTTCGCTTTTTTCTTCGGCGGGCGATTCTTTCTTTTCGTGCAGCGCCTTCGCCAAACCTGCCGGCATTTCGGCCTGCTTGAGATTCGACGTGCCGAAATTAATCAGGTTCGCCAAGATATCGTTGCCAAGGGTGCTGCAGGCGTCGCGCGCCTGCTTAAACGTTACCGACGAATACTTTTCGCCGTCGTCGGCTTTAACGGGCGAAGAGGTGCCCGGGTCGTCTTTGGTGCCCTTGTAATCTTTTTCAGCAGCCGGGTCTTCTCCGGTGGCCGCGGCGTTTGTGCCGATGTTCAACTGGACATCGTCCTGCCGGCCCTCTTGCGACATCTCGGGGGCGCTGTCTACGGAAACCGCGCCCTGCTGCTTTTTGATGTCGGCTTCGTACTCGCGAGCACGATCGCCGGAGGGGGCATCCTGCACGTCGTTCCCTACGCTGACAGACGGATGCGTCGAAGCGCCTTGATACCCGCCCGGGTCAGAAGGAACAGGACCAGCCTTCTTTTCGGCGGCGGCCTTTACCGAACTCTGCGAAATTTCTTCCGCGAGAGCGTTAAGTTGAGCGAAGAGGGAACGTTGCATCCGTGCCATGTTTATCTCCTTTAAGGCCTAACTGTTATTAGCAGTTAGCGTCTTGTTCACGTGACATAATTTTGCATTACACAGTGGTTTGCTGTCAACAAGTTATTCTGATATTTTTCGCCGGCGGCAGCGAATGCAGCAATCTTATACAAAGCGTAATGCTTCGCAAGTGCAATTTCTGCGTTGGTGCTCGCCCGCTTTTCTATTTCTGGTTTTACAGGTTTAACGTTGCGAATTGCGGCCAAATACGCTCGTTTTTCGACATTAGGGGTTAGCGCGCTGTGTGTGGTCGCGACCTTTTCGGCCCAAAGTCGTACGGACTCTGACGCCCCTTCTGCCGGATAGAACTTGTTGTTTTCGAGTAATGAACCGATATCTTCTTCTGCCGCAAGTTTGGAAAAAATGTTGGGCAGCGCATAAGTCACTGCATCAACAAGTTTTACATTAGCAGATTTTACCGTAAGTGCCAAGAAATCCCGCACTGACAAGATCACGCCAGCGTCGGCAAGTCCTCGCAGCACTTCGGCCATTTTAGCAAACGGGCACGAATTTACATCGAGCGGGGGTTGCACGGCTGGGTGACTGGCAAGCGCAGCCTGCGTCCAGCCGGCCGAGTTGTTAACGCCTTCTTGCTCGGCTTGGGCCAGTTGCTGCAGCGCGTTAAATTGCCTCGCTGCCTGTTTCGACGCCGCGGCAGAGTCGAGCCCAAACGGCATCGTGACCCCCATTTGCTCGGCAAGTTCTGCGCCGGAAATGATCCCTGCTGAGGCCGCCTTTTCCAGCCGGCCTGATACATACGCGATCCGGTCGGCGGGCCTGAAAACGTGAGAGATGTCGAAAAAAGCGCATTTAATGTTGTCGGCGTGAAGGATGTGGCCGTCTTCCAGCACACGACCCATATTGTGTTTTAACCCGCCCGCCTTACAGTGTCCGCCGTTTTCAATCGAGTCGCAGTATTCGGCGCGCGTCCGGGCTTTATTGCCGCAGGCCGAGCAAATATCAAAAGGAATTTTGCAAGCCATGGACACGGGGATGTCCTTGCCTGACGAGAGTTTTTCCATCTCTTTGTCGGCAAGAAGTCCGCCGTTTCGATCGGCGGCCTCTTTTGACCCGTTTAGCGCGCAGATCAATTCGATGCGCTTCATTGGCTCGTTGTAGTACGACGCCTTTACAATCCCGAAACTTTTAGCCGGGTTTTTGTTGGCGTGGTCACGATAAAACCGCGCTAACTTCTCAAACGTATGATGATCTTTTTTGCAAGTGTCTCGGCTAAACCCGTCGCCGTTGCGGTTGGGCCCGTAATCTTCAGTGGCGCCGATAGCGATCAGGTGCACAGGAACTTCATCTTTTGCGAATTTAATGTGCGATACTTTTTCGACGAACTCTGCCCCGGCGCGCTTTACAAACGCTTGCTTGTCGTGGCCAATAATGCCCCGACTTGAAACTTTAATCAGCGCGGCGACCGGCTCGCTAAACTCTTGCGAGTGCGGCTGAATGACTTTAATCATGCTCATAGTTAGCCCTACAGCAGGTTGAGAGTTTTGTCTTTGACGTCCATCAAAGTCTTATCGCGGTCGGCCCGGAGTTTGTCCATCTCCAAAATTTGCTTAACGTCAAAGTCGGCCAACTGTCCCGACTCTAAGCGCTTACGCAGCAGCGGGCGGATCATGCCCGGGGCGTCAATGAGGCTCGGAGCCAACTCCGCAATCTCGTTAAATGCCATCGCGACGTCTTGCGGGTCGTAACCCGAGATAACTGGGTCGTTTAGCACCATGTCGTGGACAATGCTTTTTGCGCGAATTGTCTTGAGAGCATTTTCGTGGCTTGGATCAGTGAGTTGTTGATACTGCTCGCGCAGCATGCTTTTCGGGTCTTTATCTTTAATGGGTGATAGGGCGCTCAGGTCCTTCGCCCCGAGCAGTTGTCCAATAAATTTTGCCGGCCCGGTCAGCGGCTCGCCGACCGTGTCTTTAATGGTTTTGCTAACACCTTCGCCAAAGTTTTTGCCGATGTCTTTACCTTTGCTCCAAGTTTCTTGCCGTTGTTTCTTTGTTTCGGCGGCTTGTGCTTGCTCGGCTTTCAGTTGTTCTGCGGCCGCGGCGTCGTCGGCCAAGTCTTCGTCCCGAAGTTTTCTGGCATACGCCTCGTCCCGCTCTTGCTGCACACGCTTTGTTTCGCTTTCGTTAAATAAAGCGTCTTGCAGTTTTTCTTTTTCGGCGCGTTCGTATTCGCTGGCTTCGTCAAGCATTTTTTGCCGCGCGTATTCTTGGTTGCGCGCGGCTGCGTCGGCCCTATTCCGGTCTAACTGCTCTCCAAAAGATATTTCTTCGAGTGCCGCGTCTAATTCGGGGGTCGGTCCCACGTCCCAGTCATCCGGGCCGTCAACGGCTGTGCGAGGGTCAATATTCGCTGACGGTGCCGGGCCGGGGGCGGGCTCTGGCTCTTCACGCTTGGGAGTAGACTTTAACGAGGGTATATGGGGCGTCTTGTCTTTTGGCGGCTGCTTGTTCGTGTTCTTGGCTCGGTCGCCGAGCGGGTTCGTTCCCGGGCCGCCTTTTCTTTCGGCGGCTTTTAATGTCAGCGGCGCTTCTTGAATCGCTGTCAGGATCGAGCCTGTAAGAAATTCTGGTGCGGTTTTCTTACTGACCGCTTCAGATTTTTTTGTGACTACGGCTCCTTGCGCGCTGTTATACGCACCTACCGCGTCCAGAACATTTTGCACCAACTCGTAAACAGGGTCTGCGCCAAAGTGCGCTTTCTTGCTATCTGCCTGTTTCGTAAAGTGCGGGTATACGGCCGCAACTTTTTGCAGCACTGAAACACCCGGGTCGCCGAACCGTAAGCCAACTTCTCGGACAGCGTCGCCGAATAGCATGTTGCCGGGCGTCCTGAAATAAATATTTATTTCATCCATGGCGGCGGCGGCCTTGCTGTACGCCGCTGACGCTTGCCGCCGTTTTTCTTCTTCCGCCCGCTGCGCCGCAACTTTTTCGCTTTGCGCGCGCATGACAGCCGCGTGGGCGTCGCGCGGTGGCGGCGTCCAAGTCTTTTCTGGCAGCGCGACTTGAGCCGCAGCGGCCTTTTGCATCTCTCCGCGCCGGCGGGCCAGCATGCCAGCGACTGGCAGCGCATACTCCGTGGAGACCGCCTCTGCGCGCTTAATCTCAGACGAGGACTTTACCGTTTCGGGATACAGGGCGTTTAACACGTCTTTAACGTCTGCCAACGGAAATTCCGCCGCTTTTTCCAGCGTGCTTTCTCCTTTTTCTCGTTGCGTCGTGGTGCGCCCGGTGTTGTAAGCGTGCACCATAAGGTTAATGTGGCCCGACGGAATATCGTGTTCGCGCGCGCTTTTGATAATTGCGTCTGTCGGGGTCGCGCCTTCGTTAACGAGCGTGGCGGCCTTTTCGATCGCGCCAATTAATTTTTGCTCGGCTTCCTTGCTGAGTGAACGCATGTTAATCTCCCGGGAAACTTAATTTTTGGATATCGGCGGTATTCTCAAGTTGCCCGCCGGCAGAAATAACCAGCATTTCGTCGCCGCGCAATTCTGCTGCGCCGTTATCAAAGGGTAACATTTTTGCACCCTCGGAATCCAGTTTTGTGCCAATTTTGAACGGCAAAGACGTCAACATTACGCCGATGTTATCGACGATTGACGACTGGGCTTTCATTGCGTTATCGCTGTTTTTCTCGATTTCAACGTACTTCACAAACGACTCAATAAGCGGCAGTTGCGTGTGAGTGTTGACCTGTACCGTCAGGCTCGCCAAGGCTGCTTTGTACTTCATAGAACTAATTGCAAAGTCTTGGAAAAACGTACCTACGCCGTCTGACGAAGTTGGCTTGGCGACGTCTGTGCCGCGGTTAATAACGGCGTCAAGTACATGCTGCCCGCCCTTAAACCCGAGCAGTTTCCAAAGTAGGTCGTAGTGCCGCTCCTGAAGCCCCCGCGTCACGGCATCCGCCATAATCACGTTTTGCACATAATCAAGATTCTGCAGCCGGTCCCGGACGTCGAAAAACACGCTTATGTAAGCGTCAATTACGCCCGGGTCCGTCCCAACCTTTTTGGCAATTTCTTCGTTTGTTTCGCCGGCCAGTACGCGCGCCTCGATACCCCAGCGCACGGGATTCTTTTCGGCCAGCCAGATCGAGTGCGCCCAGAATAACTCTTTATCGCGCAGAATGAGCGCGTGCATCGCGTCTCGGCGATTACCCGCGCGCTCGTAACGCCGCTTCATTCGCACGGCCCGCCGAATCCACGTAAATCCGTCGGGGCCGTCGATGGCGCGGGTCGCCCGCTGACCGCCGGCGTCAATTTCTTGTACGCGAAGCCACTTCCAGTGCGGGGCGCGGCACGGATTGTCGCGAAACGAGGGGTTTAAAATGTGCGACGCCGACATAGCGCTGTTGCCAAGCCAGTATTACTTAACCCGCGAATCTTCCACCGTAATCGACAGCACAAAAGACTTTGTGCCGGTGCCCGCGGGTGTAATTTTGAGGTACAAATACCGCTGATGCAGCGACGGCGTTCCGTCACGATTTTGATAAGCAATAGAGAGGCTATTGTTTTCTAAGATAGCCACGACATCAGAATCAGAAGTTACAGTAGCCGCCGTGCTGAGATTAACTAAATGATAAATCTCTTCAGGGGATTTTGTGCTGGTATACAGCGACGCCGTAATACCCGCGGCCGCACCGTCTAACTGCACAAGCGTGTAGCCGCGCAGTTCTCCGCGGGCAGGCGCCGGCACGGAAACTACCGTCTCGGCGCCGCTAACTGCTGTAAATTCTTTTTTACCGGACCAGACTGTATTTGCCATTTTTCACCTATTACGATGCGCCAGCCGCGGCGCCGAGATCGACGTCTTGCGACTCTTCTTCAGGGTACGGTTCGATCGTCTTTTGCTTGAGGAACAAAATTACGTCGCCCAACATTTCAAACGCGTTGCGCAACGAATCCTCTAATTCCGGCATGTCAGCCTTGCCGTAGCGATCGGCAAACCGGTCGCCGTGCCAGTAAAACATAAACAAAATGCGGCCCAACTTATCGAGGCCCTTCGTCAACTCGCCCATATAACGGTCAACAAGGCCGTCGTCCCGCACGGCGCGCAGCATCGTACCGATCATCGCAGTATCAAATACTTCGCGCTGACCGGTTTGCGCCGCGTCAAGAACCTGTTTCACGGAGTTTTGATCTAACTCTGTATTCGGGTTATACACGCTGCGATCTGTTTGGCTGGCGGACATCCCCGGCACCGGCACGCCGACATCGATGCCAAGTTGTGTCGGCACGCTGGTTCCCATGATAGTTTCGCCGCCCATAACCGGGCCGGGGTCGGCCGGGGCTGTTGGGGCGTTTTGAATCATCATCGGGCTGCCGTACGGATTGGCGTACTTGATGTGACAAGAAAACTTACGGCGGGCTTTTGCGTTGTCGAGCAACGTTCGGGCGGCTTCTTCGCGTAACCCGTGGCGCTCGACCAGAGACGCCAACGCCTGCTTCTCCGACAGTTCTTTTTCAACGAGTTGCTTTTTGGGGCTATGAATTTCTACGGCCGTGCCGTTGTGATAAATCGTGACACTGCCTAATTTTTGCATGAGCGACAACTGCGCGTCCGCGAGGTTGCCCGGCATCAGCGGCGGGTTTTTGCTCTCGCCACAGCCGCACGCCTCTTGGCCGTCAGCGCTTGTCTGATCGTCTTCGCCGGGGGCGCATTTCAGTAACTTATAGCCTTCCGGCACAAAGACGTCGCCCATGCTGACGCGAAGTTTAGAGCCGCCCTTGCCTTTTAAGTGGACACGCACCCCGTCGCGATACTTGTCGTAGTTTAATGCGTCGGTGTAGCCGCAGCCGCTAATGTGGCCTTTGGGCGGGAAATCAGAGCGATCTTCCATGTGGACTTCGTAAGCGTTGCCGCCAAACTCTGTGTCGCCGTATTCGCGCAAAACGCGGAACGGCACTGTGGTGTCGCCGCATTTGTGAATTGCCATATAGCGCCCGCTCTTTGATACGCTGTCGGCGTCGGGGAGCCCGTTGTACCAAGAATCGAACTCGTCGCCCTCGACCCGGCTTAAACAGAACACGCGGTCGGCTCGAATGTTGATCCACTCGGGCGTGCCTTCGGTGCGCACGACGGTGACAAAGTCGCTCCGCTTGCACGACCCCATCGGGTGTACGGCGATGTAGCATTTTTCGACGTCGCCCGGCTTGACTAGCACCATGTAGAGGCCGCTGTCGGTCGGGTTGAACAACTTCTTTTCGACCTGAATGTTGTACGGCACAGAAACGTTATCGCGATCGCGGATGTCCTTGATCAGAATTCCGTCGCGCAATAATTTTTCTTGATCTTCCTCGCTATACCCGGGAGGAAGCGCCGTCTGCATTGTTGCGTCGTACGTAATGACTTTTAATGTCGCCATGGCCTTGGGCGTATCGGGCGCCTCGGACAAAACGCTGGCAACTTTTTGATTAGCGGCGGCGGTGCGGGCGTTCGCGGCGCTAATCGCTTCGCTAATAATATCTAAACCGTGAAATTCATCGATTGCCTCGGCGAGATGCGGCGCGTACTGGCAGGTCTTCACCAGCGCCGAAATTGTTTCCAGCCCCGCCTGCTTCAAAAACTCTTTGAGATTCAATTTGTGACCAAGTTCTTCAAATGCCAACTTGGTGTTCATCGTGGCGGTCTTGGCCAGTGTCGGCATCACGGCGGTCATCATCTCTTTCAGCGTTGGCTGGGCGGACCCGAACTTGGCCGGGCTCCGCGAGAGTTGCGTGAAGTCCGGCTGCCGCTGCCCAAATTGCGTTAAATTCTTGTCGATGCCGCTCCCCAAAATGCTGGGTTTGCGGTTCACAAGGTAATTCACCCAATTTTCCTTAAGCGGCACGAACATGTCCTGATTCTTGATGTACAGGAGTTCGTGGCCCTTGAGGTCGCCGTTCAAAAAGAACACCGGGGCGTACAACCACATGGAACCGACTTTAAACGCAAAAACGCCGACGGCTTTTGTGTTTTCTCGGTTGCGGTCGAGAAGTTGGAAACCGATTTCGTGGTCCATCAACTTCGGCGCGCCGTCGCGGAGATAGGCGTGCGCAAGGTTCGAAAAAGCCTGTTCAAACGCTACGTCGTCTCCGCGGCCGCCGAGTTCGGCAGATTTGGTGCGGGTGCGGTCATATGACCGGACAACGTTTAACCAGTGCTTTCCCGACGCTTCTTTTTGCTTTTTGTTATACACGTGCGCCACCTCCATGCGGCAAATATAAACTCGCAACTCTAATAATTTACAGTGTTTTTGGCTCAGAGCCTAGCGGACTTGTCGGGGGCTTGGGGACGGGCTGCAATATGCTACCGGAGGGCGGCGCAGGTTTCCAGCCGCTTGTGGGGCCAGAATTGCCAAATTCTTCGCCTCGTGCCAGCGCCGGAACGTAACTGCTGCCGGCCGTGTCGCTGGCCAGTCCGCGGTGAACACTGTTTAAAAACCCGCGCTCCTGATAAGAACCCAGCATGCGGGTCATCCAGTCGGGGTCGTTCGATATATTCGCCATGCCGCGCACCATCTCTGACTCGAACGGCGGCGGCTGCTTGTGAGCCTGCACTGTTGCAATACCGTACTTCTTTAAATTGTCAGCGACGCTTTTTGTTATTTTTGTGCCGACCGAGTAGTGCAGTACGGGTTCTTCCAAATAATGATTTACAAGCGCGCTGGGCGCTGACGCCACGGCTCCGGAGCGCGGGCGCCACGAGCGCTCAAGCATGGAATACGGAATAATGTCGTCCGGAGCGTAATCGCCATATTCGTCGGTCAGCCGAACGTGATTAATCAAACCCCGCGCCACGAGTTCAATGTTTCGGCGCTGAGCGGTGATACCTGAGTTGCCTAAAACTTGGCGCATTGCCTGCACAAAGTATTTACGGCCCTCGCCGACGCCTTTGTGCTTAACAATTTCGGCCGGGTTTGGCATGCCGTCGGACAGCACGTCGCCGGCCTCCAGCACGTCGCCTTTTTTTACGGAGACCTGCCGGTCGGCCGGGACGTAATGATCTTCGCCGTCTACCGTGACATAAAATCCGCCCTGCGCCGCCGGGCGTATTTCCTGCACGCGACCCTCGCGCTGAGCGTGCGTCGCGCCGTCAGGATATTTGCGCGGCACTTGTACTAGCGCGTTGATAGCCTTGAAGCCAGAAATAGACTTTGCGCCGCCAACACCGCCCGAGTGCTTAGACGATAGTTGCGATTGCGAGACTGGCTCAGACAGCGCTTGCGCAGCGGCAATGCCGACATAATCGCCGACCGGCGGCACCCGACTTTTTTCGCGGTATCCGACGTCTTTGGCGTACACGCCGCCATCTTCTGGCCCACCGACGAGCGGGCTTCTCACTAAAATATCTTTTACGCCCATCGCTTTGATATCTTTGAGAATTTTGGGCGTCAGTACAGTGTTTCGCTTGTATGGCCCCACAGGTCGCGCTAAAAAAGCGCCTTCGTTGTCCGGATCGTCGACGTCGGACGGCAGGCCGCGATTGTGCGCAGTTCTAAGCCTGTCTTCGTCGTCGTCATCGTCGGCTGTAACGAGTAAACGGTGCGCCATCTGCGTTAGTTGCTTGCCGTAAAATCCGGCGTCTGCTGTGGCAGTCTTTACGTCAATAACACCCTTACGCGTGCCGAAAGACGCCGCGAAGTACTCTGCAGGAGTTAAGCCCCGACTGTAACTCCGCATTACGGGCAGCGGAATCGGCTGGTCGCGGTGGTCTACGTATTGCAGGTCGGCGCCCAGTAGCGAATTTAACATGAATTTGTTACCAGTCGCGCCGGCCAGCACTTGATGGGCAAGCGGGTTATTCGCGTCGCGGGCTTCGTTAAATACGTCTTCGACAAGTTTCTGCTGCGTCTCGGCGGCGAGTTTGAGGATTCGCAACTCGCGTTCTTTGTCTGACAAACTCGTGTCTGCCAGAATCTGCCGCAGTTCTTTGCGCACTTTAATTTGCGCGTGTTGGCTGGCAAACGTGGGGCGAATGTCCTTCAAGCCCATCGAAAGACCGCCCGTCGTGTATGCCACGTCGCGAGAGACGTCGTGAATTTTTTTCATCACCTCGCGATAACGATCCGGATATCGTTTTGCCAGATCAGTCGCCAGCGCGCCCATAGTCTTCTTGTCCAACACGCGCTCGTAATCGCGCATGTCTTCAGGAAGCGCTTCGTTAATCATTAACTGGCCGAGGGTGGTTTTTAGCACGATATATCACTTCGGCGGCGGTAATTCTTTAACTTCGGGCGCATTCGTCAGCCCGACCATGTTGAGCACAGCCTTAAAATCTTTATCCCCGACGGCTGAGTACAGAATGCCGTCCACCAAATGCGTTGCGACAAAAATAGGATTACCTAAATCGTCTTCAACGACAACGCTGTGGGCTTTCTGCTCCGCCGGCATTAAGTTGTGCTGAGTTTTAACGAGCATCGTCCGCTAAACTCCGGTGCAACGCCTTCGCGGCGCCGACTTTCGCTTGCAGATCAATGGTCACAATGTCGGGGCTTACGGGGCGGCCTACGCGGCTAACGGCGTGCGCCTCGACGCGCTCCCACCAGTTCGCTTGCTTACCGGCTGCCGGGTCTGCAGGCGGTGCGCCCGGAGGCAGCGGACCTCCGGGAGGCATGGGCCCGCCGGGGGGTTGCGGGCCGGCCGCGCCTTCTGGTGCCGGCGGCGGGGCCATGGGGCCGCCCGGAAGCGCAGTTTCTGCGGGCGGCGCGCCAGTAGTGCCGGGAGGCAACACAAGCGACTCCGGCGCGACTTGCACGCCCATAGCGTTCATAATCGCCGTGAGTTGCTGCTGCATGTTGTACAGCCGATAATCGAGCATTTGCATCATCTGCTCGGGCTTCAATTTTTGCCCTGCGGCGCCGGGAGCCGGCGCGGTCGGAGTGGCGGGTGGCAACGCGCCCAACATAGCCGGGTCCATCATGCCGGGAGGAGCGGCTGGGGGCGCGCCGCCAGCAGCGGCGGCGGCCTGTGCCGGGTCAACCGGCTGTTGCGCGCCCATTGCGTCCGGGGTCGGGGGCGCCATACCGAGTTGCTGCGACTGGTCGACACCCATGCCGCCCTGCGGAGGCACTACCGCCGATTTTTCGAATACGCGCCGGTTCGCAAGCGCGAGCAGTTCCGGATTTACCGTGTAATCCATGTTTACCTCCGTGTGAACAATCAGGCTTTATCTTCCACAATATGTACCGGCGTGTCTACATCGATGTCACCGCGGCGGTAGGCCGCGAGAGCGTCTTTTTTGGTGCGATATACGCGCGGTTTTGATTTGCTATTAATCTTGCTGGACGCTAAGTATACACCAGTTTGGTAATCTTTGTTGGGCACGTAATGCGCTTTAAAGTTGGACGCCGCAAACAAATTGCGGCTAGGCAGCATTTTTTCTATGGCTTCTTTCGCGGCATCGTCGGTGCTGGGGACGTGATATTGCATCGCGTCGCCGTCGAAATCGGCCCCGAACCCCTTGGTAATAACCGGGTTGACTTCCATGACTTTGTTCTTGGTAAGACGCGGGTAAAACGCCATTACGCCGTATCGATGCAGCACCGGAGCGCGGTTAATAACAATTGGTTTCGACCCCATCTGCGTATTTAACTCAGCAAACGCTTCTTTGTTGCGTTCTTCAACGGCGCGCAGCGCGTTCATGCGCGGCATTCCGCGCCGAATAAGGCCGCGAACCACGAACGGCTTGTAAATCTCCCACGCCTTGTCTTCGGGCAGCGCTACCTCGTCCATGTCGAGGTCTGGGTTGGGCGAAATTACCGCACGACCTACAAGATCGACGGTGCTCGACAACAACTTGCGCTGCATCGTGCCGAACTTGGGGCTATCACCAAATATCTTTGACAAAAATCCGCGGACATTTCGCTCGACGTTTTTCGGGTGCTGCGGGTCGCCTAAACCTGAGACGGCTTTCATCGAGTCGTACAGCGACAGCCGCTCGTTGCCCACATCCGACAGTAATCCAGACGCTTCTTTCAGCACGTTATTTGAATCAAGCAGTTCTTTGTACAAATAGTTTGCGTCGTCGATAAGTTGCATTCTTTTTGCGCCCATCGTCGACACGGGGCGAAATGCCGGCGGCAAGACGCCTACCTTTGTTTGCATCCAGTCTTTGGGGTGCACGCCCGTTGCTTCGGCGCCCTTCAAAAACGCCAAGCGACGCACCGCCGCGTCGCGCAGTGTGCGGCGACCAGACTTAATATCAGCACGCGCTTGTTCGATTGCGCGCGGCAGGTTAACGGCTTTCAACGCTTCGTGAATTGCTGTCGGGCCAGTTTTGTCGCCCAGTTTTTCTTGCCCGGCGAGTATCGCGCGAAATTTCTTTTCTGTCAGCCCAAGCGTACGCCGAATTGGTTCTTCCATGATTGGATTCGGCATCGGTTCGTGCAATGTTATTTTTGACCAGCGATTGCCGTTATGCCCGCCGGTGAGTGTTTCGTCAAACAACCCGCCCTTTACGGGCTTAAGGTTGCCCTTCCAATCCACGGTTTCGGCGTTCTGGATTTCACGGTCGCCCGCTAACTCGTCGATGTTCTTGTCGGTCAGCGCCATGATGTGCGTTTTCGTACCGGTCCGAACTGCGTTAACGCCGGCGCCTCGCAATTGATTCACAAACTTTTCGTAGACGTGCGGCACCTTGGGCAGCGGCGGGTCGTAACCGGCCATGAACTGCGTCCAATACTCAGGGTTAGCCTGTCCGCGCACCATTTTGGCGTCGCGGACTACTTTGCCGGCACCGTGCGAAAGAAGCGCACCCAGTTCCAACATGCCGACACGCTTGGCGCCTTCGCTGCCGCCTTTTGCCGGCGTGCCTTCTGCCGTGTAACCACCAATAGACCGCCCCTGCCCCTTCGACTCTGCCGTATGGTGCAGTTTCATAAAGAAACGATTGCCAGTCAGCACGCCGCGAATCTTGCGCCCAGTCTCGGGGTCTATCAGGTCTTCGGTGTCTGTCAGACCGTTTTTAGTCAACTCAGCCATCGCCATTTCGATCAAATCATTGTCGTTGTCGAAGTCTTTGATTTTGAACGGCTTGCCAGTTTTTTCGGCAACTTTTCCGAGAGCCGCTTCAATAATTTGCGCCGGGTTTACGCGGTTTATAAGGCCGAGCGGACTGACCAGAATTTCAAGCGGGCGACCCTTCGCGTCCTGCGGCATCTGGTCGTCCGGCACAATTTCAGACACAACGCCCTTATCGCCGAAACGACCCGTAATTTTATCGCCAACCTCCATCTGCGCCTGCGACTTCACGACGACCGATACGCCCTTTTTTGTGTGCTCAACGTCAGTCACAACGCCCGGAGAATGATGTTCCCACGTAATTGTTTCATTTGCAAAAGCACCCGCTCGGCCGCGGTGTACTTTGCCGTACACCTGATCGCGCTTCTTGGCGACGAGCACAAGCGGATCACCGAAGTTTACGATTGAACCCTTTTTAATTGCGCCGTTGTCGTCAAAGTTTTCTAGCACCTTCTTGTCATATTCGGCGGGAAACAAACTCAAAAAAGACTTTTTTCCGACGTGCGTGTTGTCGTCCCACTCGGCTTCGTGCTGATACATGTGCTGGCTAGTAAGTTTCTTGGCCGCCGATTCAGATATCACAACCGCGTCTTCATAGTTCCGACCACGAAACGGCGTGTAGCCTACGCGCAAGTTCAGCCCCAGCGCGGCCGAGCCGCTTTTGTCAGTAAAGTTGCTTGTGGCAATAAGTTGGCCGGGCTGCACCGTATCGCCGGGCTTGACTGTCGGCGTCTGCGTCCAAAACGTCTTTCGGTTGAACGGCATGTCGTTGTACAGGTCTATCGTGTGTTTTTGCCCGTCCTTGTCGCGAATAACCATGTCGTCTGGCGTGACAGACAGAACCTGCCCGCCAACTTGGGCTTTAATCGCGCCTAACTTTTCGCCCATTTCGTCTTCGTGCGATATAGACCCGTCGCTATCAAACTTAGCGGACTGCACAAACGGGGCTTCAGCATTTTCAAGCGGAAGCGCCTGCGTAAACATGCGGCTGCCCATGATGACGCGCTGGCCTTTTACCATGCTTTTCATCGGCACCATGTTTGTCAGCGACGAAAAAGTGTTGTCCATGTTCGGCACGGTGTACTGCGCGTCCTTGCGTGGCACGTATTTGATCTTGCCGTTAACAAGCGCCGCAACCATCGGCAGGTCGGACTTCTCTTCGCCCGGAAACATGAGCGGCATGTCCGACAGTTCTTGCGGGGTTTTATATTCTGTCTCGCCAGTGTTAGCGTTCTTGACGGGCACGACAAACGTGTGCAAGTTATTACCTAACTTGCGGGCGCCCGACGCGAAGCGCATGTCGACGCCCACCTTGCCAGACTCGGGCGTGCGCAGGTAGTCGATAAACCCGAAATGGCTGGGCTGGACGCTGCGCGATTCCGCCGGTACGGCGTCCATCGAACCAATGCCGCCCTCACCAAGGCGGGTGACCCGCGTTTGATGGTCAAAGATTTCTGCCGGATTAATTTCTTCGAGCGATGAACCCAGCCCAGAGCCAATTAGCGCAGCGGTAATGGCTTTGTTAAATACGCCGCTGGGAATATGGTCGAGCGACTTCTTTGCGGTCGCTTTCCACAACAATTGACGCAACGCGGTCTTATCTTTCACAAACCGTTCTGATATCAAATCCTCCGGCCCAAAGACTTGCTGAAACGTCATGCTGTCTCGGTCATCACTGTCGGCTTCTTTTCGATTAACAGCGATGAGTTTTTTGGTGATGTCGAGAATCGCTTCCGGCGTGAGATTTTTGTACGGCTTGCCCAGCGTTCGTTTCGTGACCTCTTCGTCTAACTCTGTTTTTGCGAACTCCGCGGCGATAGCCTTGATCTTGGCTAACTGATCTGCGGCGGGGTCTGGCTTGAACACGAGGCGGCTGTAAAGTTTATCCAGCGTGCCCGCATCGCCCTTCTGCATGTTTACAGAGGCGATCTCGTTGCCCCACGCTTCCCGTATCTGCTTTTCCTGCACGCCGAGCGTCTTCAGCAGCGGCATCAGCGGAATCTTGGCCTGCCCGATTTGGATTTGAAACTCGCCGGTTTTGGGGTCCATGTAATACCGGTGCGAGCGGCCCTTGCCCGGCAGCGTGTTAACGTGCGACTCCAGTTCGCCGTTATCTTTTTCGCGCGTGAACACGCCCGGCCGAAGTCGGAGTTGGTGTGCCAGCGTGTATTCGACACCTTTGTTTACAAACGTACCCGAGTCGGTCAGATATGGCACGTTTGCTATAGTAGCCTGTCGCGTAGCGACAGGCTTTTCCGAGCCATTTTCTATTAAAGTCCACGTTCCTGTTAACTTTCGCGCCAACGAGCCGCGAGTTAACACCGCTTTCTTTTGGTCTTTACGGGAGTAGCGTTCCGGACCCGTATACGCGACGTTGGTTAACTTTAACGTATACAGGTCGTTCTGAATCGGCTCGATCCCTGACGCCGAGCGGAGCGCCTCGTTAAAAATGCTGTCGCGCAGAGCCCCAACATCACCGAATGCGCGCGTTTGTGGCGGTGTCGGCTGCGGGAGCGCTGGAGCGGGAGGAAACGGAGCGGGGGCGCGCAGCGGGGGCAGCGGGTCTGACATGGTCACACCCCTTGATCAGCGGCTAGGCCCTTCTCGGCGGCTACGTCTTTAATTTGCGCCAGTTCTTGCGGGTCGACCCACACTGGCAGCGCATCTTTCATTCGCTCCTTGGCGGCGAGGGCTTTCGCCAAGTTCTTGGCTTTTGACGCCGCCATCGTCTTGTCGTACATGTATTTGCCGCCGATTAGGCCGCCACCTAATGTCGCGCCCACGCCAGCCGCCGCGTACATGTTGGGCAAGTCGTAAAAGACCTGCTTTAATAGCGGCAGTTTGAGCGGATTGATGTAGTCCTTCCAGTCGGCTTTCTTTTCGGCGTAGGCTGTGTACGCGGCTTCGAGCGCGTCGTTTACCGAGGCTTTCTTGTCGCTCTTCTTGTCGTCGTCTTCGTCACGCAGCAGTGCGTCAAAGTATTTTTTACGGGCGTCGTTTACGCTGTTGTAGTGCTCCTTCTTTTTCTCGACCTCAAGTTGCGGAGCGACCGACATGTCGTATAGGGCTTTTCCGCCTGCGAGTCCAAGGCCGGCGCCACCTACATTCAAAGCGGCGTTCCAAGCGTTGTAACCAGAGCCGCGGTCAAACCACGAGCCGCCCATAACTGGTTCGAGAAACGGGAAGATAGAACTGGGGATATTTTTACCGACAAACTCGTGCACGGGCTTGGTGTTCAAACCAGCGCCGGCGCCGGCACCCAGCGCGCCTGCAATAGCGGCGTTACGAAGTTTATTTTTTTTGTTCGACAGGGCCGCCGCCAGAATTGCGCTCGCACCGCCAGTAGCCAGAGGTGTCGCGACACTGTAAGCGTCAAATGCTAACTTCGGCTGGGCAGGCGATTCGAGTTTCGGCACGTCGAGGGCTACGTCGTGATAGTCCGGCGTATTGGGCGCATTCTTAGCCAACTGCTCTTCAAACCGCTTCCGCAGTTTCTTGGCCAGATAATACAGCCCCGTCGCCGAGGCCCCGACTCCGGTGCCCAACACAATGTTATTTATGATTTCTTTGCCGTCTTCTGCGTAGCCCATAATCGCCTGCCGTTATTTGGGCGGAATCATGCCGTAAACTTGGCACCACTCCAGCCAGATTCGAAAGTGTTTGTGCTCGTCGTCCCAGTGGTCAGACCGCTTTTGCAGCATGTACCAACCGTTGACTATTTTATCATTGATGTCGTCAAATTCGGCTTTTTGCGCCGTATCCCACAATTCAAACATTTTGGACTTGAAATCGAGCCGGAAGTCGATGTTCTCCATTTCCTCTTGTTTGAGGTTTGGAGCGGTTCCCGGCGGCGCGATTACAGGAAAACCTTCTGGCGTGCCGGGCCAGTAAAGGCGATGGTTTCCGTGCTGCTGGCCTGCTATCTCTTGAAAATACTTCCGTGTACTCACAAGACCCTTCCGTGGTTAGGCGCTTTCGCGCGCTTTGCGGTACTGCTGATAGGCCCGCTGAGACTTCAATCGGGCCGTGTACGCCTTATAAGTATCTGAGAGTTCCTTGGACTTGATTTCGTCCTCATCGACCGGCTCCTCGTCTAACTTGGCCTTGCCGTAGCCGAGCGCTGCGCCGCCCAGTAAGCCCGCGCCGCCCCCGAGGCCGATGCCAAGCAGACCCATGTCTTTTATGGCCTGCAGCGGCGCGCCGCTTGCGAAAAAGCCAGCAGCGGGAAGTCCGGCCGCAGCAGCGCCGCCAGCCATCCATTTACCCCAAGGTCCGGTGCGCGCGGCAATCGGGGCGAGGCGGGCGGCTAATCCGGGCGCCAAGCGGCTTAATATTCCAGTGCCGGTACCGCCGAGAAATGTAGGAAGAAGTGCGCTTTTTTCGAATGCTTCTTTGACCTGCGCGGGTTCGAGGCCCATTTCAAAGCAGCGCGTGGCAAAACCCAACTTAAACGCCGTCTTTTCGTCAATGCTATCTAAATCCATGTCACTCTCCCGGCAGAATTAACTTTTTAGGGGTATTTGGCTTAGCCCCCATTGTAAAGTCTGGAGCGACATGTTTTCCAGTATCTCGGCCTAAAGGAAGGGCGCCGGGCATTGCAGTCTTAAAATCTGCAGCACTTACCAACGAAATTCTGCTTTTGCGAGAGGGTCGGTGCTTCATAAACCAAGCATCGACGGCGGGGTCTGTACGGTCGCCCTGCTCTTTTGCCTCATTAGTACAGGCAATCATCTCCTCGATCGCGCGAATTAACTCAGAGCGGTCAGCGGAGAGCCACGACGCTTTATCGGGGTTCGCGGCGGCAACGTGACGAAGACGGGCGGCTTCTTCGGAGAGCGCCTGAGCGCGCAGCAAGAATTCTTTGCGCGTCAGGACGTAAAATTCGCCCGTATCCTCGTCGTGCAGGCAGATAAAGCCGTTTTCAGCATAAAACTTGAGGCCGCGGAACGTATAGCACTTCCCTGTGACTTTTTTCAGATCGGGCATCCTTGCACCTTACGTAGCATATATCGAACGTCAGCCTCCGTAATGTTTTGTATATCGAACATTACGAATTTCGGCAACGGTATTCTATTTCGCAATTATTGGCTGACGAGCAATTATTGCGAAATAGCGTCACTCGGCGGCAAACCCTCGCAATCCGGGCATTTTGTCCAGCCCTGATCGTCGCCTGTGCGGACGCGGCCAGTGCCCCTACAGGTCGTGCAATCTTTTGTGGGCACTTTCGGCTTGGTGGGCTCTGCTACGGGAATTAGCGCCGAATATGCCGCCTCAGCCGCCACATACCCGACATAATCTTTCTGCGGCGGCTCGGCTTGCTGCACGCCACCCCAAGAAAAAAGCGAGGTAAAAAATGCTAATAACCAGTTAAGCATGGCACAAACCTCTAAAGTATTTGAACGTCTGCGCGGAATGACACAAGTTTTTTATGTCGTTCCGCGCGACAAATCAAAACTGATATGTCGCTAAATGTTACCTAACGCACCATATGACTTCAGTTTCTTGGGCGGCCAGCCATTTACGCCAGAGAACGCGATCATCGACCGATTCTTAATATCTGACCAGCGAGCCCAGAACGAACCAACGGGAATGTCGATATTCGTACCCAAAATTCGCCGAGGCCCGTCATTCCACTGGCCCCATGAATTCTGGACTAACACGAGCGGCTCGTTGTAAATGGCTTTAATAGCGTCGCGATCATCTACGCCCAGATAGGCCATCGCGTGCGCCCAAGACCCCTTACGCGAACTGACGCCATGCTCATTGCGTTGACTGGAAAATCCTTCCGAGCCGCACGAACTTACACAGTAACCATTGGCTAACAAATCGCGGAGTTGTTCAAAGTCTTCGACGTCCGTCGCGGTGCGCACCAAATGGTCTTTGCCGATCTCAAGCCACGACTCGGGCGGCGTAGTCCGGCCGTAAATGCCGGCGTTGCGCGACGAATACTGCGTCATATCGACGTTAATAGATTCGTACTTCTTGCGCAGCCACAAGCCAGACTCTTTTAACGCCACTCGGGCCGCGGCCGAACATGTCCAGCCGTCGCCGCCGTGCCGGCGCCAATTGTAAAACGCTTCCGTCGATAAAACGCCGTTTAAGCGCGCGACGTCGCTGACTTCCGGAGCGCCCTCCAGCCGGCCGCTAACTTCGTCCGGCTTGCCGCTTGTAATCTCGCAGCACATTGTGCCGAGACAGGCATTCCGCGTCGACCAACTGACGCAGTCGCCGCGGCCTTGTGCGCCGCCGGGCAAACAACTGGGGTACAGCGCTTCAATTTCTAGTACCGGCAAACTGAGTTTGCCTTTGCCGCTATTTTCGAGCCCGTAGGCTTGGCAAGCCATCGCGCCGTCTGGGATGCCGCCGGCGGCCCGGACTTCTGCCCACAATTGGGCGTCGGCTTCGGGGTCGTTGTAGGCGCCGATAAACCCTTTTTCGTACGCCTCGACAACGTCGTATACGTTTTCAAAAAACAGTTCTTCGTCAGCCATAAGTAGATTGTGGTTGGGGTTAAGCCCCCGCCGCCTTTCGGCGGCAGGGGCGTTAACCGATTTTAATCGTCACGCACCCGTAACGTCTTCGTTCGACTCTTCGCCGTCCACGACTTCGTCGACAACTTCATCGACGACCTCGTCAGCGACTGTCTTTTCGCCGACCAGCGCCACGCCGAGCGCGCCCGGAACGGACGGCGGCAGCGTATCGACAGCGACGAACGTTACTTCAGCCGGTTCGGATCGGTTGCCGGCGTCATCGACGTCGACAAGCCGTAATACTACTTCAGAATCCTGCGGCGCCTCCACGGTGCCGAGATCGACCGCGTAACCCGGAAAAGAAACAACAGGTTGTTCCACTCCGTTGATAACCACGCTGAGTTCGCGGGTCACAACGTCGCCTTCAGCGACCGGTGCGGCAGAAACAGCGTAAGTTAAAACGTCAGCCATAGACTCTCTCCTTTGCTCAAAAACAGACAACCGCGGCGTTAGAGGACGCTGCGGCAACACACTGCCTATGATAACAAAAAAAAGAAACAGGCACCACAAAATAACAAATGCTGCCAGAAAGGGATCGATCCCAGTCATGGAACCACCTATCGCAAATGTGTGCCACCAAATCATTTACGCGCCGAAGCGATAATAATTCGGCAAGCCTTGTTAATCTGCTGTTGCGTTTCAGGATTTGTCGGCAGCACATCGTCTGTGCCAAGTTGTGTCTTAAACACATTTTCAATCGCAACGTCTAGTCCCGGATATTTACCGGGCGTATCAATCGCTAACTGCAATGTGTTTGCCTGAAAATCGGCCCACTGCTCGGTCGTCTTCACGCGGGTGCCTTTGTCGCGCGTAAAAACCCGAAGCATACCCTCGTACGTGCCGGCGATGCGTTGCTTATCTTCCGCTGTCGCGTTGGCGAGGAGAGAAACAATTTCGGGATTCGTGTCAACAACGTCGTCCGGCGCCGGAACGGGTACGGGCTCCGGAGACGGCGTCGGCAGAGAAATCCCGTTCGGGTATAAGAGCGCCACAATAAGCAACAAACCGGCGACCCAAACTAACTTTTTCATTGAAATTACTCCCGATCGGGGTTATCAGACGGTTTTTGCCGGCGGGATGTGTTCGACGATTACGCGCAGTAAATTTGTGCACGCCTCAACACCCTGCGGGCAATCCTCTGCGGCCAATTTGTCGCGGAGTTCGGTTACAGACACAAGATCGTCGACGATCGTCACGGCGATCGACTGCTGTACAGCGGGGGTTTCAACGCCGCCGCGCTTCAGCAGGGCTTTCGCCAAAGAAACAAGTTCTTTACGGTAGGCGACAGCCGTGACGCCGAGAAATAAACCAAGTGCAAGCATTTGAAACTGGGTCATAATTATCTCCTTGCAAGACGCGTATGATTCTATCAGGTTTTTGGCACGAGTACATACGGGCGACCGTTAATTACGATTGTGCCGCCAATTTTTAGCGACGCGTCTTTCGTAATGGGGTACTTTTGCGCGCGTTTCCCGTATAACTTTACGATTTCTTTAATATCATCTTTCTGCGGCGCCGTCACATTCGGGTCGTAGTACGGGGCCATTAAATTACCATCGTTTAAATGCGGCAGGCCAAGCGCGTGTCCGAGTTCGTGACACATCACTGCGATAGCCATGTTAAACGACCACGGCTCAGCCTCGTCGTACATCTGGTCTAACTGAATAGTTTCATGAACGCCGCACGGTAACTCACTCCACGCTAATGTGCCGCCGCGATTATCGAGATGATTTTTTCGGCCGGTCCCGGAACGCGCATAAATGTTGGCACGAGCCGGGCTGTCAACGCGGGTCGGTTCAATGTTGCAAACCTCGGCCCACTGACTGAACGCGACGTCATACGCCTCACGAACCTGCTCGTCGCTCAATCCCGGCATTTTAATTTCGTGATAGTACGTAATGTTTTTCATCGGCCACTTGCACGGCTCGCCGTTCGGGTCTGTGAGCCCGAAGTCCGGCAGCCCGCACCGCCGCCGATTGAATCGGTGGGCCGTCACGTCGTTTACACACCCGCACGGCTCAATCCCGTTAAACTCTTGATACGCAGCAATGGCCTTTTCCAGTTCCTTGCCGCGTATTGACCGAACCTTCGACCACGGGTCTTTTCCGAAATATCCAAGGTTGAACAAATACTTTAACGCCTGACTCGTTGGAATGACGTTTTTGCTTTCAGTTGTCTGTTTCGGCTTCCGTGCCATATTTCTTACCCATTTTCATTCTGACGCGCCAGCAGTAAAAGTTCACTAATAGTTTCGTCGTCTGCGCGCTCGCTTACTTCGTACAACGCAGTGATTAGCGGATTCGTTGCGTTCGGGCTCGCGTCGTAACCCCCGCAACGGTCTCGCCACAATCTGTTTAAACGCCGTCGGAGCCGCATTAATTGGCGCGGCGGAAGCGTTCTAATGTCGCGAATATCTTGCGCAATTTGCTCGTCACTGCGCTTGTTGCGGCAGTGAATGATTACTTGCACCACGATTGAAATAATCATGATGATCGTAATCGGATCAAATTGCACACTGTGTTCCGAATGAAAGGCTAATTCTCTGGCAATGTCGTCGTGTAACGCTGACAACGCCGGAGATGCTTTGATCCGGTCTGCAAGAGCGCCCTCGTCCATAAATCACCTAGATTTTAACGCTTGCAATTTTGCGTACTCAACTTCTTCGCGAATCCGCAACCGCGACGCCATAATTTGCTTCGCGATCTCCTGTCGGCCGGACAGGTACTTCCAGACCAGCAACCCGTTGATCAAAATAACCTCAACGGCGCCAATTAAGGCCGTGACGGCTTTGGTTACAGTTTCAACTTGAGAGTGGTCGAGCCAGCCAACGAGCGCCAGTACGGCAATAATGTTAGAAGCCGCGGTGAGCGCCATTGTCCAAAACTCTGGCGTGAGCCACTTATCAAGCCCTTCGAGCGCGGTGCCTTCGGCGGCTTCGCCGAATGAGCGCAATTCTTCTACTTTAGTTGCCACACTTTTCTTTGACGTAGTCATAACGGCTCCTTTAACGATTGCCAAACATTGCGGGTACGACAGCATGCATCATACCACCCCACAGCCCCATATCCTGTAATTTTTCTTGTCCCGCCGGTGTTAAACCCGCCAGCGCCGATAACGTGCGGCCAGCAAGATTCGCCGTGGCGAGCCCAACGCCCGCCGACGCAATGCCGCGAATGACGTCAACCGGCCGAATAATCGGCGACCGTTGTGCCGCGCTAATTCCCGTCATTAAACCGGTCGTCGCCGCGGCGAACTGCGGCGGCGTGTAATTTTGAAAATTATTAGTGTGCATACCGCGTTGCACGTCGCCCCACGCGGCCTGATTAAATTGCGGCACGTTAACGATCGGCGCAAACAGCCCGGGCTGCCGCAACTGCGACGGGAACTGCTGAAAACTTTCTTTCACCGTTTCTGCGGCGCTTGTTTTTACGGCCGGCTGTTTGGCAATTCCAAGGCGCTCGCGCGCGTTTAGGCCGCGGGCTGCAATCCGAGATTCAGGCGTGTACTGCGACACATCTGAATCGTTGCGCGTAATCAGGCCGGACCAAAAACCTTTTCCGGTACGGCGGCCGTTCGCGTGCGCATTCATTGCGCCAAGGCCCAAACCCGCGCCAGCGCCGAGCAGCCCAAGCGTTCGGCGAAACTTGCCCCGCTCTAAATATCTTTCCGGAAACAAGTTTTCAGCGAGCGTGCCGGCGCCGTAACCCAAACCGCCGAGCATTAAACCGGACACAATCGCGTTCGACAGGGGCGTTGGGCCGAGCAGGGCTTTGTTCGCAAAATCCCAAACATGGCTGACGCCGGGCAGCGCGGCTTTCTTAATCAGAATTTCTTTTTCGACATCCGGTTTGTCGTTAATATCGCGGATGCGGAAACACCGCCCATTATCGAGATGCCCAAATTTGACCGCGCGTTTCGCGTTCGGGCGGTAGCACACAAGCACGTCTTCATCGACGAGCCACGTCGCCGTGCTGCCGGCGAGGTCGCCGGTTTGTTCGGCAACTTTAATGTAGGCGTGGCCAATTTCTATCGCGCGCGGCAATAAGTCCGCAACGCGCTCTGGAACAGCCCGCCATAAAGAAACATCAATCATTATCCCGTGTCCCCGCTGTTTCGTTACCTAAAGAGTTTGCGCACAAAAAGCACTACGGCGCGCAGCAGAAGATACACCCACGCGATAAAACCGCTGATAGCAAAAAAAACAATCGTTGGTACGCTAATAACAACCGGCCACAAATCTTTTAAGTTTACGTCGCGAAGTAGCCGCCACACGCGCAACCACGGCGTGCGGCCCGGTTCATCTATCGGCACGTTGGGTGTCGACGGTTTTGGGCGGGTGAGCCAGTCGGGTAGCCAACTCATTTCGGCCTCCCAAAAATCGTGTTCATAAAACTATCGCCATACCGCCCGATCATTTTGTCGACCATCGGCTCTTCTTCGAGTTCGTTATTCATGGCTTTCATTGCTAACTCATACCGGTATTTGGGGTCGAGCGTGGCCATGTATCGCTGATGATTAATTTTAGCGTTGCGCATGAAGTCGCCGCGCTGCTTTACCATCATCATTTGATCCTGAATGTTTTCGGCAACTGTTTTGTTGTAGTTGTACGTAATTGGTCGATGCAGACCGTACGAGTTATAGAGCGCCGACATGTACGCGCTGCGCGGCTGGCGGGCCGCGGCTTTTACGGACGCCGGAATCGCTGTCGGCTCGACGTGAAACTTAAACTTGGTCGGCCCGTGCGTAATGCCTTTGTGGTAGGGTTTTGGATCGTCTACACGCCAGTCTTGCGGCGATTGTTGCATTAATCGCCGCAAAATTTGCGTTTTTAGTTCGTACCGCTTGTTATCTGAGTGCTCTTTTGCCGCTTGAAGTTCGGCTAACAAGAGCGCCTTAGACTCTGCTTGTTTATCTTGCTCTTCTTGCTCTGGGGTCTGCTGCGGGCTTTGGAGTTGCTGCCCGGATGGCGGGAGAGCCGGCGGCGGGACAACACCAAACGCGACGTCGGCTGTCGGGGGCGGGGGCATCTCAGGCGGGGCGGTTACATCTTCCCGCATTTCTGGCGGCTTCGGCGGCTGCGGTACCGGCACCACTGCTGTAGCCGCGTCTTTTTCAATCGCCTCTACTTTTTTGTAGTAGGCCGGGTCTTCTTGCAGATGATCTTTGGCAATTTCTTTGGCGATTTGGTCATTGTCGGTGTGCTCGCGCTCATGCTCTGCTCCTTCGGCAAGTTCTTCTTTGGGAAATTTACTGTCGGACATATTGTCTGCCGCGCCGCCGTGAAGCAGGTCATTTGCCTTCTTCAAAACAGGAGCAAGCAGTTTTTTGATGTCTGGCCCCATATAATCGTCGCCTTCGGGCAGCCCGTGCGAAAGCGTGACCACGGCGTCAGAACCAACGGTAGCGTTAAAATTTCCGGGCTTGAGTTTGTGCTTGGGCAGTTCCAGATAATGCTCGTGCTGCCATCCTTCGCGCGGATCGTTACCTAAAGCGCGAAAAGCGGTCGGTTTGATCTTCACGCCGAGTTCTTCGAATAACTCACGCGCAGCGGCCTGTTCTGGTGTTTCGCCCGTTTCGATACCGCCACCGATAAATCGCCGTTTGCCGATATTTTCAGGCCACTTCGAGTTATTGAGCGTTTCCATCAAATACTGGTCTTTGTACGGCACGACGACGCGCACACGGGGCTGCGGGCTTTTAGCGGCCGCCGCGGCTTTGCGCGTGCTATTGGCCTGCAGCACGTTTTTCCGGCGCACGGCAACGGTAATGTGGAACGGGTGGCCATTTACGAACGGCTGTAGCCCGTAACTTTTACGAATCGCCGAGAGCATGGGCGACGAGACCTGCAGCGCCCAGACCTTGCTCACGCCGGCAACGTTCCTCGGCGTGATTTCTTTTAGGTGGCCCAGCGAGTAGCCGACCATGTGCCCGCGCTCATTGATATTTTCAGCGCCGATCTTTTTGACTTCTTCGGCGGTCATGACCGAAATATGCGCGTTCAAGACATCGCTGGCTACGTTGGGCACATTCATAGTGCCCGCCAGCGGAAGTTCGGCGCCGGGGGCGGTCATCGCGTCGTAGACGCCCCGGACCAGCGCGTTCGGAACCGAGAGGAGTAGCCAGCCGCTTTTCGCCACATACAGCCGGCCGGCGAGGGCGTGTTGCGTGGCGGCTTGTTTTTCTGTGCGCGCCAGCCACCCAATCGCGTTGCCGACGTGGTATTCGCGCTGGCTCGTCAGCGGTTTCCGCCACACGCCGTCAAGAATAGAGAAGCCATCCATGGCAAACCCGCAAAAGTTTTAGTGCCGGGCTGTCACGGCGGTCGTTTTTGTCGTTGCGGTATCGTTAGCCTCGGCTCGGTGGCATGCTACACACACGTACGCTGAAAGAAACATAACCCACCCGCACAAAAATGTCATTACCCACGCCATTAAACTCATCTGATTGCGCACGTGTTGGTCAATCATTGGATCGCTCGCTGTCGTGGGGGCAGTGGAGTTCATCGCGGTCCCTCTCGTGATTAATGACGACTTTGATGCCGGCGCCCGACAGCACAGAAATTAAAACGTCGGTCAGCGTGGAACCACCCATGCCGGCAAGGACACAAATACCAATTAACCCATGAATGTTCGCGGCTTCTCGGTAGTTTTGGTACCAAATCAACGAAATGGCGAGGCCCATAAACCCCGAATTCAGCATTGCGCTGGTAATCGCTAGTTTAGAAAGTTTGCGGCTGAAACGCAAAAGGGTCGCCAACCCCGCGAACGCCGAAACGCCGAACGAGGCCGCAAACACGGATAAAGATGCAATAAAATCATCGAGCATAGACCGTAAACCAGTAAATGTCGTTTCTTTTGTCAAAAATGGTGTGTACCGCAAGCCCCCGCGATCCCCTTTCCGCGGGTCCGACCTTGATAAAAATCAAGGCTTCACGGCAACTTTCGAGGGCAAGGAATTTCGCCCTGTGTGGTATTCGCCGCGCCTCCGATCGTGTTCACGACTAAACCTGACCACGAAACCATGTTGTCGCTGCCGCATCCCTGCGTTGGCTCCAACCCTAACCGACCGACCACCACGGTCAACTTACGGTACACACCAATTATACAAACTACCGGGGTTTGACCGGTAGCGTGTGCGGGCAAATTGTCAAAGAACGAGACTAGATATACCGGCGCGGCTCGTTGCTGCATAGCCCCGCTGGCTCAAAATTTTTTAACCAGTCGTCGCTAGTTGTTTCCGGAAACATAGCGATCGATCGGGGTGAAAGCACATGTGGCGGCAATGTAAAAATAAACTGCGCGCTTGTTAACGACATAAAATTGTCGCTATGTAAAAAACAATGGGCGCCAATGTTGCACAACGCGTCGACGGTGTCGGCGTCAAAGGCGCGGCTCCAAACACGCTGCTTAGAAAGCAGGGCCGGCGGGGCGGCATAGTGGCCGCGGGCGTGCGGTAACAGAAATTGCCCGTATTTAAATACGACATCGACGCAAACGTGCCAGCCTTCTTTTAACGCTTTTTGAATATACGGCAGCGTGTTTTCTAACTCCGGTTGCCGCCCATCTGTGTTGCCAAGGTGTGCAATAATAATTCCATCAAAAGCCTGCTTGCGCATAACGCCGTCCTTGCTCCGCGCCTCAAAAAAGAAAGCGCCCATCGTACCAAGGGTCGATGGGCGCGTCTATCTGCGTGGCAAAAATCAGAGCACTTTGGCAGCAATCAAACAACCGCGGGCAACTGCGTGTAAAGGGTCTGCGGCGTGGCGCACTTCTTTGACCGGCAACGGAAACTCATTCTCCGCCAGTTTCTTTTCAAACATCGCCACAAAACCCTGCGCCTGCGTTGTTCCGCCGGCTAACGCGACGAGCAAAGGACTCTTGAACTTGGGCAAGGCTTTGTGCCCGCGGAGCGCATTTGCCAATTGCTTCGTGGTGTAGTCGATCAGCCGCTCATAGTAGGCGCTGACCGCGGCGAGAACCGGATTGTCATTCTGTTCGCCAATTACGAACTCGCCATTTTCTTTCTCGGCCTGCACGACGCTATCCGGCTCGCCCGTCGCAATGCCCGACATGCGGTCGATCCAGTCGCCCGATTTCGTGGTCGAGAACGTCACCGTGGGCTCGCCGTTGAGCATGACGCAGCAGTTCACCATGCCGGCGCCCCACGACAGCGCCACGCCAGTGTAATCGTCGTTCTCCAACTCCGAGTAGCACAGGGCTTCCGCCTCGTTGATCGCCCGCGCGCTGTACCCTTGGCCCTGCAGCACGGTTTTGACCACATCTTCGTGATATCCGACATCAAACTCGTCGTCTTCTTGATCGACGGGCTGGGCCGGAATACAGAACACCAACTTTTCGTCCGGCTCGCTGGCTTGGCCGCACACCTGCTGGAGAATGTAGGCCAGCACGCGCTTCGCTTCTTTTTCTTTGGGGCTTACAACGCCGCGATACATGGGGCGCTTGGCCGACTCGTTACGCTCGATGGCTTTTTCGATCGCGTCTTGACCGAGAATGATAAATGAGCCGTCCGTGTCTTTCACGAACACTTTTCCCTGCAAGCCCTTTTCAATCATCTTCGTGGCGACTGGCGTCGTAGGCTTAATGACGAAAAAGGCGTCGCGGAAATCGGTGTATTTGACGTACCCGAACTTGTCGTCGCTGGTGTAACTAATCGGGGCGTCTGAGTCCGAGGCCAGCACGATAAAAGAAGTTCCGACGTCGAGTCCTTTAGCCATGATGCTCTCCTATTTCATATACCAGATTAATGCGATATTGGCACAGCCGTAATTCATGAACAGCGCAAAGCCGGCCGTATTGCCCTTCCACCACTGCTCGCAGGCGACGTAGAAATACACTAGTCCAACGGCGGCGAGCAGCGGCGTACTCAATCTATTTTCCTTTTAATTGCGCCAGCCGAGAAACTGACTCGTTAATTGTATCTTGCGCTGCGGTCGTTTTGCCCATTTCTACTTCTGAGCCTTTTTGGATGCCCGCCGTGTTGATTTCCGTGACGACCGTGCGCGTGTCGATGTCGATTTTTTCTGCAACCGCGCGGGCTTGGGTTTTGGCTTGCCGCGAGGACGAACTGGCGCGCTCCGAGAAGAATCCCGTCGCTTGCGGAATTTGACTGGCGCCTTCGTGCCACTCCCGGAGACGGACATAGAGGTAATCAAGGCGTGCGCAAAGATAACCGCCAAGAAAACCAGCGCCAAATACAACGACAAAAACGACAGCCAAGATGTCATAAATATCCATAACTCCTCCGCGTGAAACTTAAGTATACCTTACGTTTCATGCGGTTGTTTAACGAGCCATTTTTGTTGTTGCTCTTCGTCATAGCGTAATAATTCTTGAGAGTCGAACACATCAGGGGCGGCTTTCGCGGCTTCGTATAAGTCGTAGGGCCGGGGAAAGTGCCGCAACACCCGCAGGGCTTCTTGCCGCACCTCTTTCGGTATCTTTTTGATGCCGCGCTCGTTGTACGGACTCACAAGCCGCGTCAAAAAATCGACGGCGTGAATGACAGCCCGCGTTCGTTCGTAGGGGAGTGTCATGGCGCCCACACTTTCACGGGGTCTACGGCTTTTTTTACAAACACCGGCAACGTTTCGCAGACCGGGAACATATCTTCCAACTTACGAAACACCGCCGCATCTGTCGCGCCTATTCCTTCGGGCATATCGTCGATCCAGATGTCGATTTTATAGCCCAGCGCGAGCGTCCGGTCACGTTTCGGGGAGTGGTTGCAAAAAATACAGTCCGCCAGCAGTTTGTAAGTCTGCTCGCCAAACGTGTGCAACAACTCCATCCGCGAAAAAGGAGTTTCCGTCCGGCCGGTGACACAAATAACTTTATGCCCGCGTTTGACCGCGTGGCGAATAAAAAAGCGCCAGAATTCGACGTCGCTGGTAAAGGTCCGGTCGAAGTCAATGGCGATCGTCGTATACCGGTACGGCGTCATGCGTGCCAGTTGCCCATGTACTTCACGGCGATGTAGGTGCCGATAAAAGCACCGATCGCGAGCGGAATTAAATACCACGGATTATGCAAGTAGTTCATCACGCCGTACGCTCCGAGGCTGTATAGCACGGCGCTGATGCCGCTCGCTGTAAGGGCCTGTTGGCGGCTGACGCAAATTACATACAGCGCGTACAGAATGTCGAAGAACACGTACACCACGAACACGGTCGCGGCGGTGTACCAACTAAACTCTTCCATAAGCCGCAACTTTACGAAATGTGGCCCGTCTGAATCATGTGCGAAAAAATATCAAATGCTTTTTTGCAGCGCATCTCGTGCAGTTCGCGGGCGCCCAGCAGCGCGTTCGCAATCCGGTCGGGGTCGATGTTGTCTTCTAAGATCGTCTCCAGCAGCATATCGAGGTCGTCTGCCACGTTGCCGCAGGCCACGATCGCCTGCTCTAACTCAAACCGATCCATTGCGCGTCTCCTGTATTAAGTACTAGGCCGCAGGGCGTACCCGGCGCCATCCGTAATCGTGACAGCATAACCCAAAGTTTGCAAGCGCGTTGCCAGCAATTTAATGTCTGCGCGCGGAACAAGCCCGTTATTTTCAAACATAATTTCCCGCGGGCGGATGCTGGTCGTACTTAAAAAATCGTTCAAAATTATCGCGTCGTGCCCCTCGGTGTCGATTTTTAATGTGTCAATCTCGGTAATTTCGTATTTATCGAGCAGTGATTTGATCCGCACAACCGGCACCGTATCTTTTCGTACGATTTCCGGCGGCAGGCGGGCGTGCTGCATGTGTGGCCGAACCACTGAGTTGCAGCCGCGGAGCCACGTATCGAGCCCCCGGGCGGCGATCTCGTCGGGGTCCACGTAATAGATATCAATTTCGCCGGTGTAGTTGGATACCGCCACATTTTCTTTGCGGCACGGCGGGAGCCGGTCGAAATAATACTTGACCGGTTCGATAAACAATCCGTCGGCAACTCCGGCTTGGGTTTCGAAGTCGCAGGTGCCGATCTCAACAATCATCGCTCAAACTGCCCGGGTAAGACTCGAACTTACAACCCCAGCATTAACAGTGCCGTGCACTACCATTGTGCTACCGGGCATCACCTTGGCCCCGTGTCCGTCGTGTTGCCGCCGGCGCGAGTAAGCAAGTGCAGCATCAATGCGACCGCAACACACCACAGTATCTCCGTCATGACATTACTTGGCTAAAAACTTGTGCGGGTCGTGCCGGGTGTTGCGCAAAATCTGCCGCAGGTCGTCCGACATAATCCGGCGCATCCGCTCGCAGTCCTCGTAACTGTCCTTGAGTTGATCTTCATAGAACACAGTTAAATACCGGGCGGTTACCGGGTGGGCCGCAGAAAGATGCTCCAACTGCTTCAATCGCTGAATGTAGTTTTCAACAACATGCATTTCTAACTCGATGGCGTGCGTAATCGCGTCCGCGGGGTGCGAGAACGTTGAAAACGCGGCCGATGTCTGCGTCGGGTTGGAGTAGTTCAGCCCCAGCAGCCGGTCCATGAACGCTTGCACATGCTCCATTTCGCCCTTGGCCGCGTCAGTAAAGAACTCGCGGTACTCGGCGGAGTGCAGCCCCGCAATCAGCGCCGAGTGGTACAAATAAAACTTTAAATGCGTCCACTCGTTCTGCAGGTCATTGTTCATGAACTCCAGAAACGACTGCAGCGTCAGGCCCGGTTCGCCGAGCGGGCCTTTCGGGCCGGAATCAGATAATGTCATGCTTCAAACTCCTCGGGGTTACGAGTTTCAATTTCGGGGGTGAACTCTGGATGCCGCGCCGGGCGATAATCATAATCGTCAAAGCCGCGGGTGACTAGCGGCGGGGCCAATAAATCTTTAATCGGCAGGTTGAAGCAGTCCCACTTAAACCGCCAGCCACCAAAACCAGCCGGATCAGTCTGGCCGCGCTTGAAGAACAGCGCTTTTTCAAAAAAATCGTCTTTGGGCATTAAACCCAGAATCCACGCGCGCGAGAAATCATTGAGCACGCGAACAAAAGCGTAGTAATTGCACTGCTGCTCGGCGTTGCTCGCCGCGATCGAGCAGTTGTAATGCTCCTTGGGCGCCGACGTGCAACGTTTGGTTTTGACCTCGATCTTCCCGAGAATCACCGAGTCTAGCAGGTCGTAATGAAAGATGGCTTCGCCAGAAGACCGGACAAACCCGTAATAATCGCGAAACAGGTCTTCACCCAATAAGCCGGCGAACATGCCTTCGCCTTCAAGAATCGAGTTGTTCAAGTGGCTGCGTCCGTAGCGTGCCGTAAACAGCGCGGTCATTTCCTCTTCACGGTCGCGGGCGCGTTGAATCTGGCGTTTCGTCGGGACGATCTCTATTAGTTTTTGGGCCATGCGAATCCTTTCGCGTTGGGGCATCCGTGCGCGGGGCGTTTATGTCACGCGCTGAAACTCAGCGATCCACGTGTTTTTAATGACGGACCAATCGAACGTCTTGCCGACCTCTGCGGCGTTTTCACACATACGAGCGTACAGCGCCGGCTCGTTTTGTAAAGTCGAAATTGTTTTTACGGCGCTAGCAACGAAAGCATCTTCTTCCATGGGAAGTAAAATTCCGGCGCCCATATTGGCGATGTCAGGAAAAATACCCGCAGCGGTTCCGAGCGTCGGAATTCCGGCGGCACAGGCTTCGATCGCCACGTACGGATTGCCTTCAACGAGCGAACAAAACATAACTAGATCAACTTCGTGATACAGCCGGTCGGCGACGAAGAACGGCACGTGCTCGCGGTTCCAGAATTCAAGTTGTGTTTTTTCTGCGACAGTCTGGGCGAGATAACCGCGTTTGATATCAAAATTGCCGTCTTTGCGCGTCATCCGCCCGAAGTAACCCAGCCGCGCTATTTTTGCAGGCGGCGTCCGTTGATAGTTTGCGCACGTTACGCCGGCGGGTAACACTGCGGGCACGCGACGAACGCCGTGCGAAAAAGAAACATAACGCAGGGGCGACGACACTACGCCATAGCCGCGCAGTCGGTCGAAGTATTCGGGCGGAAATCGTCTGCGGGCGTCCACGATGTCAAAGTCACTGTGGGCGTGACCATAGCATCGTTCCAGCGGGATTCCGTAGGTGTCGTGCAGGAAAAAACATCCCACGGGTGTGGAGAAGAATAAATCGTACTTTTGCTGCATCCGGTCCGTGTTTTCTTTTTCTTGGACCTTGCCCCAATCGAATATGTCGCAATCGTAGAGTGGGTAAATGTGCTTGGAGAGTTCATTGAATATCTTTCCGAAGACCCAGTTGTTCTCAATAAAAAACAAGACCCGCTTCAAGGGACAACTCCTGCGAGGGAGTTAGTACTGTAGCGGGTCTGCGCGGGTCTGTAAACAGCATTTTCGCTGTTAGTGCGCCATTTTAAGTTCGGTTTTGCTGCCGCGGCGGGTGTTAACCCAGCGCCCCTTTTGGCCGCGAGCCCGATATTTTTTCAGCCACTCGTCAATAATTTCTTCCGCGCGCTTCTCGGCTTTCTCGGTCTTCTTTTTCTTCTTCTTGCTGCCGATCGGGCGGCACGAGTTTTCGCTATATGGCGCCTTGCCCGGTACAGGCTCGTAACCCTTCCAGCAGCGTGCTTCTTTCGCCCAATGTTTCGCGAGGAGCGCGCCGCGGTCGGCACTTGTCTTGCCGCCCCAATTCCACGGCATCACATCCCACTTCGCCGGGTTGTAATATTCGGACGCGGCGTCGTTCACGTACTTCGTCGGGTCGCTCACAAACGCGCGCCCCTTCTGCATCTGCTGCCCGAGTTGATGTTTTGGATCGTTCATTGCGCCATGCATTTGTTTGGCGTTATTTAACATTTGCTGAATTTCTTCCGGCGACGAGTTCGGGCTGATCTGCCGCATCAAGCCCGAGCGCATGCCTTCGGGCACCATCATCAGGCGCTCCAATTGGTTGGCCTGATCGAGTTTGCCTTGCACGTTCTTCGCCTCGCCTTCGGGGTTGAAGTACGCTTTGATGCCGCCCCAAATACCGCCGCCAGAAGCGTCCGCTGTCGCGCGCTGCACAGCGTCTTCCCCCTTCAATGCCGACAAGTCCATGTCTTTTGGAATCATGCCGGTTGCTTGCCCCAGTTGGCCGACCATGCCGCCCAACGCGTCTTGCGCGCCCGAACCGAACATGCCGCCGGCCGCGCCGGCTAAGCCCGCGGCGCCTAAACCTAACAGCCCCAACATACCCATGCCCCCGCCACCACCGAACATGCTCCCAAGCACGCCCAGAAGACCGCCGCCCAAGCCAATGCCCATCATCCACTTCATCGGCTCGGGCATGTTTTGCCAACCCTGCATCACGCTGTTTAACATGCCGCCTTGTTCTTGCGGCCCGGCACCCGGATTCTGCTGCCGTAACTTGGCAAACTCTTCCCGGATATACGCGTTTCCGGCTTTATCAACTTCTGCCTGAAACGCTTTGGCTTGCGGCGTGTCTTTGCCGGCGTGCAAATCAGCCATGCCTTGTTTCATTTCCGGATTGCTGTCAAGCATCTGCTGCACGTGCTGCTGCGCCAGTTGCTTCTTCTCGGCGTCGGGCATGTCGCTGTTTAACTTCGCCATGACGTCCGTGTTCGCCTGCTGCTTTTGCTCGGGCGTCATTGGTGCTGCCGGCTTCGCCGCTGTTGCTGCGTCGGGCGCCGGCTGCGCGCCCGGTTGCGTTTGCTGCGTTTGCTGCGTTTGTTGCGTTTGCGGCGCGGCCTGTTCAGGAGAGGGTGCCGGCGGCGTAGTGGGTTCCGTTAATTGCCGCGCCCCTTCTATGGCTGCGGGGAGCACAGCCTGCGACCCGATCGTAGTCGCCGTTCCGCCGGCCGTCATCGCCCCGCCACCGGCTGCCGTCATACCCGCGGCGGCGGCCACGGGAACAGCCGCGGCCGTAGCGGCTGCGCCACCCGCGACTCCCATGGCCGTCTGGCCCCAGCCTTTCAAACTTTCTTCGCCACGCTCTGAGCCGGTCTGCGTCGTCCACGGGTTGTACCACCGATCTAACACGTCAACATAAGAGCCGAGACCCGTGTGGCTGGCCGGCGTCTCGCCTTCGCGATAAGTGCCGGGCACACGCGGCGCTGCTTGCGGCGGCGGGGCGCTTCGCGGGGACGTATTACGCAGATGCGACGGTAATGCGGCGCCGCCGCCACGACCCGCGGGTGCCGCGGCGGCTGGTTGCGGGGTCTGGGCGGCTGCGTTTTGATTCGCAAAAATAACATTGTTGCCGACGGGCTTCGGGCCCGCACCGATCGACGGGCCGGCAGGCTCTAAGAGTTTTGCCGGTTTCGGGGTTGCGCCTTTCGCGGCCGGGCTCGCCCAGAAGTCCTGCGCCTGCTCCGTCAGTCCTTTCGGGACGGAAGAGGGCGCCGCAGCAGGAGCCGAGGCTGCCGGCGGTTTTCCGCCCGCCGGCGTCTTCACGTTAAACGCATACTTGTTCAGCGTCGCACGAAAGTTGCGCGGAAGTGTCATCATCAGCCTTTCTTACTGGCGGGGCGGCGCGGGCAACCGGGGCACGGCTTGCGCCGGAGGCCGCTGCTTTGTTACGTCTCGCACTAAAATATTTTGGTCGTTCAGTACGTGCCCAGCGGGAACCGGCTGTCCCACCTGAAAGCCGGGTACGGCGTGCTGCGGCGGCTGGCGGCGAGGAGGCGGCGGCGGCGCGGGAACACGAGGCGGCTGCGGCGGAACAGGAGCGGGCGCTGGCGGTTGTCGCTGTTGAGGCGCGGCTGCCGCGGGTGGCGGTAAGCCGGGGATAGACGACAGCGGCGGCTTGTAGCCCGGCTTCCCCTCTCCCGCAAACACGGGGCTGTATTGTTTGCCAAGACCGATGGATTTGCCTCTGAGCGCGTTAAACGCGTTAACTTGTCGCGGGTCGCTGCCGCGCCGATAGGTAGCCCGCGGGGCTTTCGCCAGTTGCTGGCTGACGTGCCAGATGTCGCGCGTGCTGGCATTGTTCAATTGCTCTGCCGTCATCGCCGGTAACCCGGCGTGCTGCCACGCCGCCGCCGGTAGGTTGGCATTTGCCAAATTAGTCCGGATAGCCTGCCAGTCTGGATCGCGGGTGGCCGGCGAATTCGGCGGCACGACGTTGTCCGGCGGGGCCGCGGCAATTTTTTGGCGCAACAACAGGCCAAATTGTTTTGCGTTCATTGTTTTTTCTCTAGCGTCGCGGGGCATTGCTGGCCGCCGTCGCAGCAGGTTTCGTTCACGGTACGACAGGCATTGCACACCAATTTGCCGCGAATATCAAGCAGTGTGCCGCCACATACCCAGCAGGTTTTCATTGTAACATACTCCGTGCTGCCTCGATGATGGCGCGGCCAATACGGACAGTTTACACAGCCGTTGCCGCAACATTTTCCCGCGGATAACAACACCTCGCGCGCTAAGGGTTTACATGCTGGCCGTGGTGAATCGCTGCTCATACAGTGAATAAATTTCTGCAAATGCCACGCCCCACGCCGCGTCATGGGCTAACTTATTGAATTCGTCGTCCGTGGTCGCGGCGTCGAGCCGGTGGTTCCACGCGCGGGCGTGCGCCCATTCGTGCAGAAGCGTGTCCATCGCCCGGTGCTCGTCGATCGTGCTGTCGACCTGAATGTGGAACTTTTTGCCGTGCTTCCAGCACCGGCCTTCCACGCGGGCAAGTTTTACGCGGCGGACGCTGACCGGAAACGCAGCCGGCAACTCCTTCTTAAGCATCCGCAAGAGAGACTGGTACTGTTTAAATCGAGCCGCCATGCTCACGTCTCCAGAAGGCATCCTTGCCAATGAGACGATTGTATCAGGCCGCGAAAGCCACGACGAACGCTATTTTTAGGCACCAAATTGCGCTTGTAACCATGCTTTTGCAGCAGGGTTGAGCGGCGGTTCCGGCGGGTCGTCCAGAATACTTGATATCTTTACGCTGGGGCCCTCGGGCGGGGGAGCACCACCCTCTTCGCGGAGAATGCGCCGAAATGCCTCGTTAATCTCTTCTTTTTCGGCGGTCAGGCGCTCCAGCACTTCGTCACCGGTGCGCTGCCGTTGCCGGCCCAATAAATATTTTCCTACAAGGCCCGGCTCTTCCGATTGCGTGAGATACCGGCGCACGAGCACGTTTTTCAGGTCTTCGGGCAGGCCGGCGTGGCTGTCAAAGCGCAGGCCGCGACCCCGGGCTTGCTGCAACCGCGACTCGTTCCAGTGCGGGTCCAAGAGTTGAATTAAACTCGTGCCCTTCGTGCTAATTCCCTCAGCCGCCGCGGGGCCCAATAACAACGCCCGCAGCCGCCCTTCGTTGTAATCTTTCAACGCCTGCAGCCGGGTTTTCACCGGAATGCTGCCGTGAAAAATACCGTACGGCACCTTGGCTCGTTCCAGCGCGGCGGCATACGGTTTCAAGCCCGAATCAATGAAGTTCGAATAGATAATCGCCTTCTTGCGCGGGTCTTCCTGTAAGACTTGCTGCAGGTCGGCATAGGCTTTCTGCAATTTGCTCGACTGGTCGAATGCCTTGAGCACGTCTTTATCTTTCCGAAACGGCTGCGTGCTTAAACTCACTTGGCGCAGCCCGGTCAAGAACGAATTAAGTTTCGCCAGTTCGTCGCGCGACAACGGAAACTCTTGATCGAGTTTCCACAAGAAGCCCGGTGGAATTTTGGTGCGGATGGCGTTTTGAATTTTCTGCTGCGCCGGCGACAACGGAACGCGCACGACTTCTTCATTGACGTTTACGCCTTCTGGAGTCTTGCTCGGTTGATAGTCGACTTTGCCCTTGAGCAACTCACGCAACTCGGCTTCGTTTTTGACCTGCGGCTTTTCACCCGGCTTGACGCCTTTGAGCCAGCCCAACCAACCCGGACGGACTTTTTTATAGCCCACGTATTTCTCGTCGAACTGGTCGGGCGAAATCGGCTTGTTGTGCAGCATGGACAACAGGCTGGCTAAGTCGCTCGGCTCGTTTGTGATCGGCGTGCCGGTGAGCAGGAGCAAGCGCTTGGCTTGGCGCGCGGCTTCGGTGGCGGCCCGGGTGCTGGCGGCTTGGGGATTGCGCAGGCGGGCAGCCTCGTCCATGATCAACGTGTCGGGCGGCGTTTTAAATTTCTTCCCCATGCCCAGCCCCGTATAACTCATGATCTCCGGGTCTGAGTTGCGGGTAAATTTCGCCACTTCTTTCTGAAAGTTCCCGCGCAGGCTGGCCGGCACCACGATCCCATAGGTATCGCCGTGTTTCTTCTTGGCAACCTCTGCGGCAGCCAAAGCCGAGAGCGATTTTCCCGAGCCTAAGCCGTGATACACCAAGAGCCGCGGGTCTTCTTCCGAGGCGCGGTCGGCAATGCGCTGCTGGTGCTCTTGGAGTCGGAGTTCGGGAATCAGGTCGGCCTGCTTCTCGCGCGCCTGAAGATATCTTTGCGTCGCCTTGGTCTTGTACTCGTCCAGCATCTCGGCGACGCGGTTGGCCTGTTCGGGCGTCACGAGTTTCGCCGGGTCGATCGCCCAGTTGCGTAACGCCCAGCCACGTCGAGCCGTGGGGTTCTTTTTGAATGGCCCGCCGTGGCGTGACTTAAAGTTCAGCCAGCGTTTGATCTGGCGGGCGTCTTCGTCGGGAATTCTGCGGCCGGCCGTGTAACGTTTGTACCACTGCGCCCAGCCCTTGGGGTCGTGCTCAGACACCCACTCCGGTTTCCATTCGCCGAGGCTGGCTAAGCGCGGTCCTTGGCCCCGATAGAGCGCGTCGTACACGCCGAGATTTTCTAACTGTTCCGGCGTGTAGTCGGGGGCAAAGGCTTCGTCGAGCGCCCGCACCTTCTCCGCGGCGGTCTTCACGATAGCAGCCGGCAGATAGTCCTCGTCCAGAATCGATTTGCTGGGGCGCCTACTTGTCATAAAAGTTTTCCGTCACTTTGAGCAGCGCCAGCAACCCCAACAGCGCCGAGAGCAGGCCCAGATATTTCCAGCCGGTGTAGATCGTGGCAAACCAGAACACGCCCAGCCAAATCGACGTGCACGCGGCCAAGAGCGCCAGCATGTTCCACTTATACAGCGCGAGCAGATACGCCACAGGCCCGCCCAGAAACACCGCCGACCACAATAAAAAAATTAGAAACGCCAGACTCTCCATGACTAACCTCGCAGATATAACAGCGCCCATGCCAGCCCCGTCGCCAGCACGGTTGCGAGCGTGATCATGGTGAATAAAAACGTGTTGATATGTTTCATCGGGCGGCTCGACGATACTGCTGGTTATTCGTGCTCGCTCGGCAGGTCGACCGCCAGAATTTGGAAGTCCAGCGTGCCGTTCATCGTGGCCCGGGCCGCAAGGGCGCGCTCGTACTGCTCGATCTGTGATTCTATCCAATTTATGTACAAACTGATACGGGTAAATGCGCTTTCGTCGCCGTAAGTGCTGTCGGGATTTTTATCGGCGGCCATCACAAATGAGTTAATTCCGGCCAGCGCATTGCCGATAAACATGCCGCCCCCAGAGTCGCCGGGTGCGATCATAAACTCCAGCGGCAGGCGCGTCATGCCCGAAGACGGCGAGCAAATTAACACCGCCCGCTCGTGGCTGTCGATCTTGTTGTGGCCCGCCCGTTTTTTGCCGTCGGACAGGGCGCAACCGGTGTGAAATGTGCCGGTAATGCCGTAGCCCGCAATCGTAATCGCTTTGCCGACTTCGTCCTGCTCGGCGTACAGGGGCGTGTAAAATTTGAGTTTAAAATCCGTGGGCGAGTAGCAGAGCGCGAGGTCGTAATACCCGATGTTCTCGCTGTCGTACTCTTTGGGAATGATCGCGGCCGGAAGCGCGTGTTCGGTCCCGTCGTCGCGCAAAATCGTGTGGTCCGTAGCGTTGTGGACCAGATGCGCGGCCGTGAGCGCCCAGTTGGGCCTAATGATAACGGCCGACCCGTATTGAAAGGTCGGCCGCTTCTCGCCCGTCTTTTTATCCGTGATTTCGGTGACCGCCCGGAAGCGCGCCACCCACGGAAACTGCTTGCCAAATTCTAGATACTTCTGGTCCGGGGTGTTCGGGTCGCGGGTTCCGGCCCGCAAAGAATCAGCCGCCGAGACCAACACCAACAGCGTTGTCAATAGTGCGCGAATAAACATGCGACATCTCCATGTGTAAAAGCCATGGGTCCCGCCGTTTATTTTACTCCGGCACACCAGCGATCTGTTAACTTTTGCGACGTTAGGCTCGGGATTGGCGGGCGAGCGCCGCGCCGAATTCCTGCGCCGCGCTCTGTTTCCCGAAATAATCCATGGCCGCGCCGCCCACACCGCCAGCGATACCGCCCATACCGGCGCCGCGCAACGCGCCCGAGAGCATGCCGCGCCGACGCTTGCGGATGTTGCCGTTCTCGTCTTCGTACTCTTCTTCGCCGGGCATCAACGCGCCGCCCACGGCACCCAGCCCCGCGCCTAGCAAGCCACCGCCGACCGCGCCCCCGAACCCTTGGGCATTCTGGCCAGCGCCAACCGAGCCGCCGAGGGCGCCGCCCAGCCGTTGCAACGCGCCGCCGACGTACGGCACAGCCGGAGCCGCCGCGCCGGCGAGCGTCGAGGCGATGCCGACCGGGTGCATCAAGTATGAGCCAACACCCTTTTGGCCGACGAGCATACGCGCCGGCAGGTTCTTCCATGTCTTCGTCGCGGTGTTGGCGACGCTGGGCAGAATCCCGGTGCTCGCAACAGCCTTGGTGCCCTGCCAGAGTTTGTTGGCGTTGCTTACTAAGGACTTGCCGCCGAGTGCCCACAGGCCGCGGGCAAGCGCGCCGTACGCTTCTTTTTCAAGACCATTATCTCCTGCATGCAAACGAGCCACCATGGCAACTTTGCGCTGAAACTCATCTTGGCTGAGCCGCTTGTGCGCCGTCGAAATTAACTTCGGCTTGATATCTTCTGTCTTCTCCGTCGCCTCGTGCGCGTGCATCTTCGGGGCGGTGGTTTCCGGCGGACAGTGGCTCTTCATCTCGTCGCTCATGGCTATAGTTCCTTGTCGGGATAACTAGTGTTGTTAAAGTGCGGTCGTTACATCATGGGCTGCTGCTGCGGCATCGCGCCCATCGTGGCGCTCGCGGTCTGCGGGCCCTGCGGAATCACGGGCGACTGCGGCACGCCAGCCGGAGGCGCCGGCGATTGCGGTGGCATGCTCATTGCCGGCGGAGCCATCGGCGCCGCTGGTTGTCCGCCCATCGTGGCGTTCGCGTCTTGCGGCCCTTGCGGAATCGCGGGGGATGCGCTGGCCGGCGGCGGTTGCGAGGCTTCCTGCTTCGCTACTTCCACCGGATCAGGCTGCATCGTCGCGTCTGTGCGAATACCAGCGGCGGCGTCAGGGCCTGCGTCCTGCGACTTGTTGGCCAAGAACTTCTCCAGCACCGACTTGATATTTTTGTCGCCGGCGAAGTAGCCGGCCGCGCCGCCACCGAGGCCGCCGAGGGCCGCGCCACCCGCCAGTCCGCGCAGCGCGGCGGTCAGCCGGGACCGCCGACGACGACGCCCGGTCATCGGGTCTTCTTCGTAGCCCGGAGCCAGCGCGCCGTACAGGCCGCCGGCTAACCCGCCCAGACCAGCGCCGGCACCAGCGCCCAGACCAGCGCCGCCTAAGTTCGACTGCTTTTCGTTCTTTCCTTCAGGCTTCTTCTTTTTCTTGGCGTCATTCTTGCCCGCGCGATTGCCCATGTACGCAGCGCCACCCAGTAAGCCCGCGCCGGCTAAACCAGCCGCGGCATAGGGCGTGTACTTCGAGTTCATGACCTGCTGGAGCATCGACGGGTCTTTGCCCTTGAACATGCTGGCGATCGCAGGGCGAACCCCGAAGCCACCCGTCGCTTCGTTGACACCGCCGAACAGGCTGCCCGCGTAGAACGGCAGCGACTTTTTATTAAACGGATCGACGTACGGAGCGGCGCCTCGCAACATGCTGCGCAGGTGTGACAGGCCGGCACCCACGCGGCTGTATGGGATCAAACCCGTCCCGGTGCGCGCCAAACTTAGCGCGTTCGCCTGCTTCTGGCGGTGTCGGGCCAGCGCGTACCAATTAACATTTGCAGCCTTGGGCATAGAATATTCTCCTGCGTCTTCATCTTCAGTTTGTTGCGGGCGCTTCTTCTTCTTCTTGTTGCGCCGGGATAAGTAATCGGCCAAGGCGATCGCGCCCAGACCGCCAGCGCCAATCGCGGCCGCCGGTGCGTACGGCTTGAGTTGTTCTAACAGCGTCGGAGGCGGAGGCGCGTCCGGCTTCAGCCACTTGCCGAACGATTTGCCGGCGTTTAAACCGGCGCTGCCCATGCTGCCCAGAAAGTCACCCGTGGCTCCCAAGCCCGACGAAATTCCGCGGCCAATTGGCGCGAACGTCTTGTCGTACAGTGTCGAGCGGCGGTCGCCAACGCCAAATAAATGCTTGAGAAACTCGGAGTCGACGATCTTGCCGACGCCGGTGTAGTCGCCCATGTCCGCCGAGCCAGTGTACTTCGGAGCGGCCGGCTTACTGGGCAGTGCGGGCGCGTCGGGATTATTGATCGGCAAGCCCGTCGTCGGCGAGACTGGCATCTTCATGTTCGACGGGTCGAAGCCCGGCGGCGGGCTCATCGCCGGCCCAGCCATCGGCGGAATGCTCGCGCCCATCGTCGGGCTGTCGTACGCCTGCTTCTGGAGCAAGGCTTTGTACTGCGCCATCTTTTCCGAGAGCGTCAGGTTGTTATTTTCTAACAGCGTGCGGGCCGCTTGGGCAGCAGGCGTCGCGACAAAATGCGTACGCGGCTCGTTCTTACTCATGGAAACATCCTTGTTAACACTAGAAGTTTTGTTGCGTTCATTATAGCGAGCCCGGGCGTCTCGCATGTCTTCCGTTCGCTTGCTAAATCGCTCCGTGGGCCTGTAATAGCGAGCCCGAGCCGTCGCGACAATCTTGTTATTATCCCAGCCCAGAAAGTCGGCTTGGTACTGCGGGTCGGCGAGCAAATCTCGCTTCGCCGCGCCTTCGGGCATGCGCCGCATGAGTTCTTCCAAGCCTTCGTTCTTGGCTTCGCGGTCCATGCCGGCGGCCAAGGCGGCTAAGCCTCCGGCACCTAAACCCCCGAGCAGCGCGCCCATCCCCGAGTAGCCTTTGCCGTTCGCGCCGTGCGCCGCTCCGCCAATCGCGCTGCCCAACCCAGCGCCGATCAAGCCCGCGGGGACGCCAAAGATCAGGCCGGTCTTCAAGGGGCTCGCCATAAGTTCAGGAATCGGCGTGCCGTAACTCTGAAAGATACGCGGCAGCCAGCGAGACTTCCCGGTTTCCAAGGCGCGCTCTTCGTCGGGAGAAAGTTCCCGGTGCGCGGCGACATCAGGCGTATTCGCAGTCTTATGGTGTGTGCTCATATTTATTGCGCCGTCCATGGCTGCAAAACAGGCGGCAGAGTTGCGATATCTTTAACTCTTGCCGAAGAGAATCTTATCGATCTCTGGATTATAACGCGAGACCACTTGGCCCGCATAGTTCGCCAGCGCACCCGTGCCGGCGCCGATACTTCCCTGCTGTAATGCACCCCGCCACGGTTTAATCTTTTTCTTGGAAATTACACGCCCGTCGTCGTCTAATATCTCGTCGTAGCCGGGAAATAAATAACCTTTAACGCCGCCGATCGTGCCGCCGACGCTCGCGGCAATCAGGGCTTGGCGCAGCGCATTCTGGTCCGCCGGCAACCGGGCTGCTCCGGCATTATCGAACAACCCAGCCAAGATGCGCGGCACGTCAAACGGCGACAGCGCCGCGACCTTTTCGTTGAGCAGGCTCGCCGCGACCTTTTCGCCAAAGCGATAAGCGGCGTTTTCTGGAGAGTTAACGCCCATAATTCGCGGCCCGGTGCGGATGTTGTCGGTAGTGCGTGGTGGTGTTTCGAATAAACTTCGCCATATCACCGCCGCGGCCTTGGGCGTTCAGGCTCATGATATCTTGAATGTCACCCTGTCCGAACTGCGGCTGAAGTTGCGCTACGGCTGTCTGCTGCTGCGCTTGCTCTGCGGTGGGCGGCGTGTAGGGCTTGGCTTGACGCGCTGGTCCGGGCGTTAGCACTCGCGGCGTTGTGACTTGCCAGTCTTTCGGGTCGTGCACAAACATGCTCGACACAGAACCACCAAAGCCCTTGGCCTTGGCTGCTGCGTCGTCTGCTTGCACGCGGGCCATGGTCAGCGGCTTCGGCGGCGCAACGTCCGCAGCGACCTTTTCGCCAAACAACCGCGCCGCATTTTTTTTGCTACCAGAAAGCGGCATAGTGCGCTCGCGGGCTACTTGCCCAAAAAGGGAATCTTGGGCATCGGGTATGTGCCGGCAGCCATGCGGTCAGCAATACTTTGGCGCGCGGCGTGTTCTTTAAAACTCCCGCCGAGCATGCGTTGCAGATCGTCGACCGTGCCCTTGCCGGCCAACAGGGCTTGGTTTCCGGCTTCCCGGGCCGCCCGCAGCCATGTGGGCGTTGAAGTAGTGGCTTTCGACAACGTAAAGCCGCGGCCGACGCTGTTCATAGCCTTCATCAGCGCGGTCTCGCCGGTCGTGAGTTTTGGCGCCACGCGGCCAGTAGCGCCGACAGCCTTCGCCAGCCACGGGATGACTTTGCCGCCGATCGTCGCCGCGGCCAACGGATTCGCCTGTTTCTCAGTCGTACTCACAGTGTTGGCCACATACTCGCCGAACATGTGTGCCGCGGTTTTGTTGTTATCAAAAGCCATTGCTTGAACTCCTTGAAGTTGACGTCCCTGCCTAATTGGCACGCGGCTTTGCTTTGTGCCGTATTGGCAGGTGTGATTTGTTATCTATTTCCGGTGCCCATGAAGTGGCCGAGTACGTCACCGCCGGCTAACTTCACCCCGAACTCCATCGCGCTGGAGCACTTGCAGTTCCACTTGCGCAGGGACTTGTTAATGCGCGAATCGGGGTCGGACTTAGTCTTGGCACCTGTATTCACACGCTTCATGCCACACATCCTTGCACAAAAAGAGTTCTGCCGTTTGGCTCGTTTCCCTTTGGGATTAGACTCAGTCACGGGCGCTTTTAAGTTACCGCCCGTCGCTTTATTGTAACTCGCGCGGCCCTTGGCATTAAGCCCGCCTTCGCTATTTTTTCCCTCGCTGCGCTGCCACGCGGGGGTACTGCCGGCTTTCTTTTCGCTCTTGCCCGAGTCATTCTTCTTCTTCTTTTTGCCCGAGCCAACAGGCCGGCACGAGTCTTCGCTATAAGGTTTTTTGCCCGGCACTGGCTCGTATCCGGCCCAGCAACGGGCGATTTTCATGACATATGCCGCGCTGTACTTTTCCATGACGGCAACTTTCTTTTCGCTCTTGTAGCACGAGCCTCCGGGCTTTCGGCACGAGCAGGACTGGGCGCATTTGCATGTACGCACAGTGTCGCCGCAGCCACATGAGCAGGGCGTGTCGTTGTTATCTTTGTGGTCTTCTTTTTGGGCCCATTTCTCAATGGCGGCCCGGGCGGTTTTGGGTGGCATCGGCGTAGACATGTAGGGGCTCTCTGGGGGCGTGGGGACAGCAAATGGCGGGCGAGTTCCTGCGATGAGTTTCCCGGGTTTCCTTGCGAGCGGCGTTTTGTGCGCGTTCTGAAACGCGTTAGCCAGCCGCCCCGTGAACATTTGGTGGATGTATGTGTTTGTAGAAAGCGCAGGCTCGTCGTCAAAAAACCCGGACGGCAAGCCCTTTAATTTAATCTTTCCCGCGCGCAGGCGGTCGCCCAATTGCATGTATTTTTCCAGCCGGGGCGTAAGTTTTTTGCCGGCTTGCGCGCGCGCCAATGCCTCGCCGTAGCGCTGCATAATTTTGGGCACGCTCATGGTTTTTCCGTGCATTCGCAGCGCCAGCCCGTCTACTCCGCGCGTCAGCAATTGGCCCAGCACGGCGGCCGGGGTGCTCGTGGTAGCCGTCGCGGTTCCTCGGGCGGCGGCTTGGGCGGCCGGCGCCACGAACCGCCGCATCGCTCCGGCGCCGCGGAGGCTTTTAAATAACAGGTTCCAACTGGCCTGTTTGCCGCCCAGATTCTTGAGCCAGTCGGGTGCGTCGGGAAGATGGGGTTGGATCAGTTTGCTGGGCGAAATCCCGTAGGCGTCGAGGGCTTTGCTCAGGCCGAACGCGCTCAGTCCTGCGCCGGCGCCAACGAGCCCCGCAGTGAGTAAAGAAGGCGATTGGACCTCGGGTTTTTTCTCTGGGGGCAGGTCGTGTTCCAGCGCGTCTTCGCTTTCGCTGGCGGCTTTTCGCTGGCTAAGTTCCTCGACATATTCTTCGTCGTAATACTCGATATCATCCGGGTCGACGGTATTAATATCAAGCACTTTGCCGAGCGCCTCACTGCGGTTGGCGCGCTTGATTATCGCAGCAATCTTGGAACTGTCTGGGCTATTCTTGGCGCCGAACGCTGCATTGCCATTGATCTCGCCCTTGACCGAAAGCGCCCCGAACGCCTGAATCGGATTGAACTGGGGATGAGACCCGCCGCCTACAGGTCGCGACGGATACTGGTTATTCGGCTGGGATTGCTGGTTTTGCTGCGGGTTTTGCGCTAATCCCATCGGCGGCATGATGTTAATACCGCCACAGGGGTATTGTTTGACGCCGCGGTTTTTGGCGATTCTGCGCGGCACACGTCCCTCCCGCTCAGCCTCCAGATTTTCCATCGTTTGTTCAATATGCGGCGAAAGCACGACAGAAAGTTTTGTTAACAGTTCATTTATGGCGTTTTTTGGCTTTTGTTCACAGGACTCGCCGACGTTCATGCCTGTAGGAATTTCGCCCTCAATCTTTCCTTTTTCGCGCTCTTCCCCTGCATAAACCGGCTGGGAACTATGCGGAATATCGACGCGTTCCTGCTTGGAGTCCGCAGTCTTATCAGTTTTGCTCATGGTAGTATTAGCCGTTGTAATACCGTGTTGTTTACAATTATTCACATATCTGTTAACAAGATTAGATATGTTAATACTAGCCGATTTGGTTTGAGACTCGGGGATATGCGCGCCGGGAGATTTCTTTTTGTTCGCGTACATCGGCAGGTTCTTGTTGGATTCGGGATATTTATCAGCCCATTCTTTGGCAATCTCGGGATGTTCGGCCCAGAGGTAGCGGCGTTGTTTTTCTGACTTAAACGGCATGGTCTGGTGCGCTTTGTTAATTGGGGTGGCGGCTGAAAACCCGGTCTAATCGCTGTAATAAGTCTGAGCCGGCCGTCGAAAATAGCGCGGGGCAGATCGCGTGACAAATCAGGTAGAAACCAGCCAGTAAACACCCGAGGCCATGTTTCGCAGCAAAAAAGAAATGCTGCCAATAGGTCATGTTGTTTTCGTGTAAATGCTGGCG